AAAATCAATGATTAAATTCTATCAAGAATGTGGATCACCTGCAAAGATGATTGAAAATATGTATAATTATTAAATGTATTAAAAAATGTATTTGTAAGCGTTAAAAAGTGTAATAATTATGAGTGATTAGTGATAGTGATAGTGTTGATTAGTGATAGTGATAGTGTTGATTAGTTAGTGATAGTGTTAGTGATAGTGTTGATTAGTGTTGATTAGTTAGTGATAGTGTTAGTGATAGTGTTGATTAGTTAGTGATAGTGTTGATTAGTGATAGTGTTGAGTAATTAAATGTCTCTGAGAGTGGTGATGTAAGCCAGCACTCTATCACAAACCCTCACAAATGTCAAGTATTGACTTCCCGCCCAATTTCACCTATAATAAAAGAGATTTCCAATGAATGTTATGCTCACTCAGACAACGCTTCAGGATGAATCTTTGAGTCTCTTGAATGATATTTTCGGTGATGATATTATCGCCGAGAGTGTATGTATTCAAGACTTAATCGAGTGGAGTGGTAACACTTCATCACCACTCAGTAAACATCAACTTGCTCAACTGATTGTGTATTCTGAAGATAAACTGCGTGAGTTGTTTGATATTTACTGTGACGTTGTTGAATGATATCAATGGTTTTTGCACCTAAGTATCAAACACCTGGAGTTACAGTTAGAGTTAGAATTCCAGAGTATTATGCTGAGCAAATTGAAACAATTCTGCTGAGAGTTGATACACTCCCACCAGTTAAAGGTAAACATATTTTAAGCAAGTTTATTCATTACCTTAACACTATTACGGCAAACGCAAATTAATACTTAGAGTGTGCCAGTTGAATAAGTGGCACAAGGTTTGGTTTTAAGGTTGAATATCTGATAATCTTAAAAGGTAATCAAATCACTTCAAACCAATGTCAACTCTCACAATCAAATCAAACTACGCTAAACGCGAGTGCACAATGGGTCAATGGTTGCCAGGATTCGGATGTTTGAATCCTGGCAGTTTATATAATCAACTGCGCGAACAGTTTGATTACCTTACTGAGGATGAGTTCGATAGTAATGAATTCTTTAAGTATAAGGGTAATTGGTACGACGTATCAGAATTTTTACGTGTTGAGAATAACTCTGCTTTTGGTAAACAGTGGGATGGTTATTCCTCAGATTCCTACTTCAGTGGAATAGTATTAAAGTATTGCTACGATGGCACTGTTATTGTGGGCACTTACTTTAGTTGATTAAATGTTAGTTACCTTGTGCCACTTATTCAACTGGCACAAGGTTTGGTTTTAAGGTTTAATATCTGATAATCTTTAAAGGTAATCAAATCACTTCAAACCAAAGGAACCCTCCCATGCGTAAAGTTGAAACCCAGATGCTCGAAGCAGTTGCGAATCAACTTAATTGGCAGTCTGCTAACACTGAAGTGATCAACTCTGAACTGGTAATTGATGGATCTATTGTGAGTGTAGTTAAACTTCACGGGCATAAGATTGCCGTGATCGGTGATAATTTTATTCAACTATTCGATGGCGGGTTTCAATCTGCCACCACTAAAAGTAGGTTGAATGCAATACTCAAAGGGTTCGGAGTTGCTGGTGAAGGTGTATTTCAAAAAGCAGGAGAATGGTTCGTTCGTATACATGAGGATTTTAAAGTTGACTTCGAAGTTGTTAAGTTTACCAGTGGAATGGTGATCTAAAGTAACACTTAAGGGGCAGCAATGCCCCGCCTTAATTAACACTTATTCACCCTACTTTCTGAATCATGTATTACGATCGTTTTGACATTGTTTCCGCTCACTATCAGTTTGCTGCCGATAATCATGGCGGGCAGAATAGTGAATTGTATGCTAAGTTATGCCGTATTGGCAAATACTTTAGACCATCAACTTTCTGGAGTGGATATGATTCACTAACAGAGAATGGCAAGGTAATTTATGACAATTTAAGTGAGGCGACTCATTAACACTCACTGCACTGGGGAGTAGGTGATACTTACTCCCGACAGTGTTGATGACAGTTAAGGGGGCGATGTTGGGCGGCGTTGATGCCGAGCGATGCGTTCAAAAAAAATGGGTCCTTCTAAGCTATAAAACTTTGAAACCACGAGCTCGATATGAATCCCTCTAAAATAAAAAAAACCCCGCCATACTGGAATTTCTGGAAGGTGATTTTCGCCGGATGGTTAATTCGACATCCAAAATTTTTTTTCAATATTTTTTTGATGATTTTCGGAATTATTTTAGTTAGAATTTTAAAATGAATATATAAATTTGAAAGTGAAATCTTACAATGGACTATACAGCAGAATTCAGATACGATTCAGAAAAAGAAGAATACTACATACATATTCCCCCAGAGTTACAAGAAACACTTGAATGGCAAGAAGGAGATATTCTTGATTATTCATTTCATGGTGACAAATTGACTATTGAAAACATTTCACTTTAAATTTTTTTCCCCATAATTTTTTATGTCTGATACCAATTCAGTTTATCATGTATACTGTGCAAAGTCAAAATCAAAAGTAATTGCTCATAATTTAACTCATGATGAATTAAGCAATAAAATTTTAAACGATGAGTTTGATTTAGAATCTGTAGAAATTTTAAAACTTTCAGAAGAAAGATATCACGAAGATGTCTCCTATTGACAAACTCTAAATAGGACGTTAAAATTATAAAGTTACTCTGACATTTTTATGGCAAAAGGATTTACCGTATTGGCAAACACGCCAAAAGAGAAAAATAAAGATGAGTTTGATATTGAAGTTGCAAAGGAAATGATTAAAGGCAAATCAATTGTCTTTTGTCTTCCTGGTCGTGGTTGCTCTTATATCTTTCTTAAAGCATTCGTACAACTTTGTTTTGATTTGGTGCAGGCAGGTGCAAGCATTCAAATTTCCCAAGACTATTCATCCATGGTTAACTTTGCACGTTGCAAGTGTCTTGGTGCAAATGTATTAAGAGGTCCCAATCAATTACCTTGGGATGGAAAACTTGAATATGACTATCAGTTGTGGATTGATTCTGATATTGTTTTCGATACCGAAAAGTTTTATCGTCTTGTCTATCATGACAAGGATATTATGTCAGGATGGTATTGCACCGAAGATGGTATGACAACTTCTGTTGCACATTGGTTAGAAGAAGAAGACTTCTCCAAGAATGGTGGAGTTATGAATCATGAAACACTTGAAACAATGCCCAAGCGTAAGAAAATCTTCACTGTAGATTATACAGGTTTTGGTTGGGTTTTGATTAAGAAGGGAGTCTTTGAGTCTCTTGAGTATCCATGGTTTGCTCCGAAGATGCAAAGATTTGCGTCTGGTACAGTACAAGATATGTGTGGAGAAGATGTATCCTTCTGTTTGGATGCAAAAGAAAAAGGTTTTGAAATTTGGTGTGATCCGACAATTCGAGTCGGACACGAAAAAACTCGTATCATTTAAATAACTTATGACAAATCGTAAATCTCTGAGTGGATCAGCAGGTATTGAATCTCATCCAAAAAATACTCGACAGGGTAATGGGAAACATACAAAATATACTGCAACTAGCAGAAACAATGCACGAAAACCTCGTAGAGGGCAAGGCAAATAAATCTTCAAAGCATTCAGAGTTTTCTGAGTGTCTTTTAATTTTTTATAACTAGTTAAGAATTTATGTTTATAGCGCGAAGTGGCGCTTCTCTTTTGAAGAACACTTAAAGAAAGAATCAACCAATGAGAAAATCTGAGGTCGAAAGAAACATTCTTAAATGGATCAAAGAAGTATCAAAGGTAAGAAAGGAACTAGGTAATTTTTCTATCTGTCCATTTGCAAAAAAGTCAAGATATCTAATTGTAGAGTGCGCTGCAGACGCCATCGTGCCGGTCGAAGGGTATCAGGTGATCATATATGCCATTGAGAATTCATTTGACCTTTTAGAGGTTCAGAGATGGGTTAAAATTCATAATGAAAGATATCCTGATTGGAAATTTTTTGAAGACTGTGCATCATATGATACCTATATAAAAAATATAAAGACAAATAATGGACTTTATAATCTAATTCTATCTCAACCAAAAGAAGAACTACGAGAATTTCGAAAAAAATTGGCAAAAACTGATTATTATAATAACTGGAACGAAGAATATCTAAAAGAAATTCTTCAAGATGATTACGATTTAATTTAAAAGGGATAGCAACCCCGAAAAAAGTTCTGATTTACCAAATCAGGAGCAACTCAATGGGAAAACCATCAGATAGAGATTCTAATTACATGTATGATCAATGGGGAACTACTCACTTAGTTACTGACTATCAAGCACCACGTATGCTTAGAGAAATATATAATGACGATATCACACCAAAAAGACATGATTTTCATATCCAAAAAGAAATTCATGAAAAAATTCGTAATGATGATGACTATGATGATTGGGAGTATGGAACTGAGCCTGTTTTTGGCATATAAATAAGTTAGTATTTCCATATCTTTGTGGCGTTAGAAAACATCTCCAGGTATTTTAAAGATGTGAGTCTTTCTTTTAAGTCTCATCCAATTACCAATGATATTTTAACGCTTACAAATGTAACTTCAATTAATCGGTCATTGAGAAATTTGGTTTTAACGTTAAATGGAGAAAGACCTTTTAATTCACTTCTGGGCACTCAACTGAGTGCCTCATTATTTGAAATTCTTGATACTCGAATTACTTCATCAATTGAATCTGAAATTAGAAATGTAATCTCAAACTTTGAGCCAAGAATTGAAATCAATACTATTAACGTAACTCCAGATTTTGATCAAGATTTATATGATGTATTGGTTGATTATAATGTTATAGGAGCAACAATTCCTTCACAACAATTAAACTTTGTACTCCAGACGGTACGATAGATGCCACAGATAAATTTTTCAAATTTAGATTTTGATCAGATTAAAGTTTCAATTAAAGACTATCTGAGGGCAAATTCGGATTTTACTGATTTTGATTACGAAGGATCAAACTTATCTACACTCATAGATATTTTAGCATACAATACATATTTAAATTCCTTTAACGCAAATATGATTGCGAATGAGGTTTTTATTGATAGCGCAACTCTCAGAGAAAATGTAGTCTCTCTTGCGCGTAATATTGGTTATGTACCCCGCTCAAAAACGTCTGCTAAGTCGTTTGTTTCATTTGTAGTAGATACATCAGGAGCAACCATACAACCCCTCTCATTGACTCTGAAGGCAGGTATATGTGCAGTATCAAATGCATTTGGATCTGAAAGTTATTCGTTTTCAATTCCAGAAGATATTACAATACCCGTAACCAATAAAATTGCCAGTTTTAATGATATACAAATTTATGAAGGATTTTTAGTTACTCAAACTTTTACATATAATTCATCACTCTACAATCAAAGATTTATATTAAACAATGGTGGAATTGATACTTCTACCCTTAAAGTTAAAGTAAAAAATAGTAATGATGATTCTACAACATACAATTACAATTTAGTTGATAACATCTCAAATGTAAACGATACTAGTAATATATTTTTAATTCAAGAAGTTGAAGATCAAAGATATGAATTATTATTTGGTGATGGTATTTTTGGTAAAAAACTTCAAAATGGTAACATTATTACTGTAACATATATTGTTACAAATGGAAAACTTGCAAATGGAGTTTCTTCATTTTCATTTTCGGGAAGAATTGTTGACAATAATGGACAAACTGTAAACATTGGTATTTCAAATTTAGCAACATCAACAGCATCAACAGGTGGTGGAGATATTGAAACTACTTCATCAATTAGAAATTATGCTCCAAGAATTTACTCAACACAAAATCGTGCAGTAACTTCAAGTGATTATGAAGCGTTAGTGTATAAAATTTTTTCAGAAGCAGAATCTGTGTCTGCATTTGGTGGGGAAGATTTGTCTCCACCACAATATGGAAAAGTATTCATTACAATTAAACCAAAAAACTATAATTATATCTCAGATTATACAAAAAGAAATATAGTTAGAGATTTAAAAAAATATTCAGTTGCTGGAATTATACCAAAAATTATTGATATTAAGTATCTATTTGTTGAAATTACTTCTTCAGTATATTATAATTCAAACTTAGTCAATTCTTTAGATTCTTTAAAAACTAATATTATCAATTCTTTAACTACTTATGCAAAATCTAGTGATGTAAACAATTTTGGAAGTAGATTAAAGTATAGTAAACTACTCAAAACAATTGATGATGTTGATTCTGGAATTACTTCAAACATAACTCTTATAAAAATGAGAAGAGATTTGGGAGTTGTGTTAAATTCCTTTGCAGATTATGAAATATGTTTTGGAAATTCTTTTCATCTTAAATATGATACTACTGGTAATAAGACTCCATTTAATATTAAATCTACTGGATTTCAATTAAGTGGTATATCTGGTGATCTATATCTTTCAGATTATCCAGATTTAACCAATAATGAAAAGGGAACTATTTTTGTATTTCGAAAATTATCAGATAATGAATATCAAATAGTCAAAAGATCAATAGGAACTATTGATTATGTTAAAGGAGAGATTATTTTAAGTCTATTAAATATAGTATCAACTCAAATATCAAATCCAACAAATATTATAGAAATTGAAGCAATACCAGAATCGAATGATGTAATTGGGTTGCAAGATTTGTATTTACAAATTGATATGAATAATACAAATATAACAATGATTCCCGATACCATTTCTTCGGGCAGTGATACTTCAGGTTATTCTTATTCAAGAACTTCTAGTTTTTCTAACGGATCAATAACAAGGTAATATGATAGAAACAAGAACATCTGCAAAAACTGTAGTTGAAGGACAAATCCCGATTTTTTTGCAAGAAGAATATCCAAACTTTGGACCGTTCCTAAAACAATATTACGAATCTCAAGAATATTTTTCTTCACCATTAAGTATTGTTAAAAATATTGATCAACTGTTGAAAGTTGGCACATATACATCGGAAATAATTAACTCTCAACATACAAACGTAACTCAATTTGTTGATTTGGGTGATACAACAATTTATGTTGAAAATACTTCTGGTTGGCCAGAAAGATTTGGGTTGCTTAAAATTAATGATGAGATTGTTACATACACTTCCATAGGAAATACTTTTTTTGATGGATGTATACGTGGATTTAGTGGAATTACTACATATCGGTATTTAAGCGCACCAAATCAAATAGCGTTTGAAACTACTGGAATTCAAACTCATGCTGTAGGAGAAAAGGTTGAAAATTTAAGTACATTATTTTTAAACGAATTTTTTAAAAAACTCAAATCTCAATACACTCCAGGATTTGAAAATGTATTTTTTCCTGGAGATTTAAATCAGAAAAATTTTGTTTTACAATCTAAAGATTTTTATGCAACAAAAGGAACTCCACAAGCAAATTCAATTTTATTTAAATCCAATTTTGGTGTAGATGCAGAAACAATTAAACCACAAGATTATTTAATTAAACCTTCATCAACAAACTTTAAAGTTTTAAGAAAATATGTTGTAGAACCTGTAACAGGAAATCCTTTAGATTTAATTGGAAATACTTTATTTCAGGAATATAATGAAAGTTTGGGAATTAATACTGCATATGGATCAGTTTCTGATGTAGAAAGTCAGTTTTTTGATAACAAAACATATTACACTTTAGGAATAGATTTTGGTTATGATAGAGACTTATCTGTATTTGGAAGTTTATATGGTAATTTTTCAATTCACCCCAAAACTAAGTTAGTTGGGCTTGCACAATCATCTTTAATTGTTGATTCTACTGTTGGGTTTGCAAATAGTGGATATCTATCCATAAACAATAATGTATTATCATATCAGAAAAAAACATTAAATCAATTTTTAAATTGCATTGGAATTACTACAGAAAAGATTGGAGACGACATAGTAGCAGATTATGTTTCATATGGTTTTAGTGGAGATAATAGAATTGAGGTAAGAATTAGTGGAGTGTTAGATAATTTAAATTTACCAGAAGAAACAAACTATTTTGAAATAAATGATACTGTTGAAATCAAAAGTATTGGTTTAATTAAAGAAAAAAACGATCACAAATTTAATTCTTGGATCTTTAACACTTCAACAAAATTTGAAGCATCTTCGATTACATATGATGGAAGTTATTTCGTAGTTGAAACTTATGAAAATCATCAACTAAGACTTAAAGATAATATTGAATTTATCAATAAAATTGACAATACTATTATTTCTGGTCAAGTTCAAAAAATTTCTTCAGATAATAAATTTTTAGTTTCATCAAACTTAGATTCAAATCAAACAAATTTATATGAAAAATATGATATTCGCAGAATTGTAAAAACAATTTCCAATAGTGTTGCTAAAAATGAATATACAACTGATGTACAAAATGTTTATGATTTAAATTCTGATGCTATTGTTGCTTCACCATCCATACCTTCATATGAAATTTTTTCAACCAATGAATCAAAAGGAATAACATTAGCAGGATTTACAACCACTTCATATTTAAATATTCCAGATCATGATTTTATAACTGGGCAAGCAATTTATCTAACTTCTGATTCTGATATTATACCTTCAAAAAATTTATTTGTCAATAAAATTGATAGTAATATATTACAACTATCTTCTAGTCCATCAAATATTAGTGATGGACTGTTTGAATCTTTTTCTAATTATTTACCATCAACTATAAATTTAAGTCTAATTCCAATAAAAAATAAAGATAGGAAACTTGATTCCCAAAAAATAATTAGAAAAATTAATACTCCAAAATTAAGTAGTGCCATACAAACAACCATACCAAACAGAAGATTGGGAATCTTAGTCAATGGTGTGGAAATTTTAAATTATAAATCAAATGATGTTATTTATTATGGTGGATTAAATAAAATAGATGTTTTGGGTGGTGGTCAAGATTATGATGTAATAAATCCTCCAGTTTTAGAAATAACAGATTCCGTTGGAGTTGGAGCAACAGGAACATGCGCTGTCAGTGGAAGTTTAAAGGAAATACAAATTATAGATGGGGGATTTGATTATCTAGAAACTCCCACGATTACAATAAGTGGAGGAAATGGAAAAAATGCAACAGCAGCAGCAAAATTGAAAAAAGTTAAGAGTGTTGTATATTTTAATGCTAATGGTATATCAACTTCTTCTGGTGGATTTATTAGTACTTCTACCAATATTATTGGTTTTAATACTGAGCATAAATTTAAATCTGGTGAAGCAGTCATTTATAATTCATTCAACGCAACGAAAATCGGAATAGGATCTACTTCTGGAGATACAAGCACTCAAAATTATTTGCAAGATAATTCTGCATATTACGTATCAATTGTTGATCAAAAAACTATAACATTACATAATAACAGTCAAGATGCAATTTTAAAAATTAATCCCATCAACATAACATCAGTTGGTGATGGAAATCAAAAATTTGAATCTTTATTGGATAGAAAAATTATATCTTCCGTAATAGTTACTAATCCTGGTAGTGAGTATCAAAACAAAAAAAGATTAGCAACTGTCTCTGGAATTAATACTTCATCAGATTCTATTTACATAAAAGATCATGATTTTAAATCTGGAGAGTTTGTAGTTTACGATTATGTTGGAGCACCAATTGGTGGATTGAGTACACAAACAAATTATCAAATTATAAAACTAAATTCCGATATTTTTAGATTATGTTCTGCTGGAATAGGAACAACTTTAAGTCAATTTAATTACGAAACAAATCAATATGTAGATTTAACATCTTCAGGAAGTGGATATCATTATTTCAATTATCCACAAATATCAATTTCAGTTGTTGGTAATATTGGAGTTGGTACAACTAATTCATATGAAAAATATAATGCAGTTTTGCAACCAATTTTTAGGGGAAAAATATCATCAATTCAATTAACAGATGTTGGAAGTGGATATGGATCTTCTAATATTATTAATTATAATAAGCAACCAAACATAGTTTTAAATTCTGGTAAAAATGCCGAAGTTAAACCAATTGTTGTAGATGGAAAAATTAAAAGTATTGTTGTTCTAAGTCAAGGAAGTGGATATAATTCTCCACCAACATTTAAGTTTTATGGAGATGGCGGATATGCAAAATTAACTCCAGTATTACAAGATGGAAAATTGATAGCAGTAAATATAATTAATGGTGGTGTAGGATTTACTACCAACAAAACTTTGATTGATGTAATTCCAAATGGAAATAGTGTTTCATTAAGAGCAGATATTCAAAAATGGACTATAAATTTATTTGAAAGATATAAATCTGTATTTTCCAAAACAAAAGATGATGGTCTTTTAGTAGAAGGAATTACAGAAGAATTGCAATATGTAAATTTATATGCACCAAGAAAACTAAGAGAAATTTTACCATCAAAAAATATTGATGGAAGCAACAATTATCAAAAATCGGATTTAATTTTTAATAATAATGAAATATTATCACAAAATCATTCACCAATTATTGGTTGGGCATATGATGGAAATCCAATTTATGGACCATATGGATTTGAGAGATATGATGGTGGAAGTATTAAAGCATTAAAATCTGGATATGAATATAGATCTCAATCAAATCGCCCACCATTTTCTGATTTTCCGGAGGGATTTTTTGTAGAAGATTATGTTTTTACAAATAGTGGAGATTTGGATGTTCATAATGGAAGATATTGTAAAACACCAGATTTTCCAAATGGAACTTATGCATATTTTTCTACAATAAATTCTGAGCAAAATGGATTTGACTCTACATTTGATAATTATAGAAGGTCAATATTTCCATATTTAATTGGAAATAGTTATTATTCAGAATTAAATTCATATAACTTATTACAATCATCAAACCAAAATATTATAAACATTAATAATGAAAATTATATTAGAAATACTTATCCATACAAACTAGATCAGTCTCATGCAGAATATGAATTTTTATATCAATCGGATAAAATTATAAATCAAAATGCAGTAATTGATTTTACATCATCTGGAAAAATTGAAAAAATTGGTATTATAAGTGAAGGATATAATTATTCTGTAAATGATGAGTTAGTATTTGATAATGCTTTTGGTGGTGGATTTGGAGCATCTGCAAAAATCTCAGAAGTATCTGAAAATAGAATATTATCAATCAACTCCTCAACAATAAATTTGGAGAATGTTGTATTTAATATTATAGATTCTAAAGGAGGGTTTGAAGGAATTACAACTTCTCCTCATAATTTAAAAAATTTAGATGTTGTTAATATTACTGGTTTATCTGATCAAAATTTTTCTGGAATATCTGGATTTAAAACTGTTGCAGTTGATACAAATATATTATCACTTTCTGTTGGATTGGGAACCACTGGAGTTACTGGAATTACAACTTTCATTTATGTTTATGGAAATGTTGATCAATCGATTTTAAATGCAAATGATGTTTTACAAATTACAAATACTGGAGTTGGAACTGAAAAACTTTTAGTTTTAAATATTGATAAGGTTTTTTCGAGGATAAGAGTTAAAAGAGAGCATGACAATACTGTTGGATATGCATACAGTGCTGCAACTTTAGTGGAATTAAATCCAAGAAAATTTACATTTTCTTCTGGATTTTCTACTGATAGATTTACTTCAAAAAATTCCATAATTTATTTCAATCCACCCAATTCTGTTGCAATTGGAACTGTTGCTGTTGGATCTGGCACAACAATTTCAACTATTGGAATGGGAAATTCTACCATTTCAAAATTTGTAAAACTTCAATCAATTTATCTTCCTGAACATAATTTAATTACCGGGCAAAAGTTATTATATTCAAATGGTGGAGGCACTTCTTTAGGAGTTTCAACCGATAGTACAAATACATTTACACTATCTGATAACTCACCCGTTTATGTTGCAAAATTTACTGATGATTTAATTGGAATTGCTACTACTAAAATTGGAATAAACTCGACTGGAGGATTTTCTGGGGTTGGGTCTACTGGATATCTATTGTATTTCACATCTTTTGGTAATGGAAATCGTCATAACTTTACTACACAGTTTGATTTAATTACTGGAAAAGTCCAAAAAAATATTGCAACAATTACATGCAACCAAACTCACAATTTACAAACAAGCGATCAAATTTCATTGGTGGTAAATCCAGGAATAACAACAACAGTAAAAATTAAATATAATGCTGTGAATCGTAGATTGGTTGCAAATCCATTAGAATTCAATGGTTCTGGAATTAATACTACTACAAATGTTTTAACATTGTTAGATCATAATTTATCAACTGGAGATAAAATTATATATTCATCCTCCAATTCTGCTTCCCCATTAATTAATGATCAAATATACTATGTTGTAAAAGTTGACAATAATAGTATTAAACTTGCTTCAAATTATTACCAAACAACTTTAAAATCACCAGAAGTTGTATCAATTGCATCTACAGGATTAAATCATGAAATTTCCACAATAAATCCACCGTTGTATGCAATTTTAAAAAATAATTTAAAGTTTGATCTTTCAGATTCATCATTATCCGATATTGATGGTGGATCCAGAGTGCAGTCTTTTGATTTTGATATTTTTACAGATTCTGGATTAACTAATAAATTTTTAACAACTGAAAAAGAGACAACTTTTGAAATTTCAAAGGTTGGAATTGTTGGAGTTACTAATAATGCTTCTGTTACATTAAAAATAACAGAAAATATTCCAAAAAAATTATATTATCAATTAACTCCTCTTTATGGAAAAACCTATCTTTCAAAAGAAAAATCTGAAATAATTAAAGATACTGATGTTGTTGGAAATAATTCATTAAGCATTAGCAATAGTAAATTTAATGGATCATATAATGTATCTGGAATTGGAAGCACAACAATACTAATTAATTTAAATTCTTTTCCAGAAAAAACTTCATATACTCAACTTGAATCTTTATTAAAGTATTCAACAAAATCATTAACAGCAACAGGATCAATATCAAAAGTAAAAATAATTTACGGTGGATATGGATATAAATCATTACCAGGAATAACATCAATTTTTTCCACAACAGGATCTGGTGGAATATTAATTCCAGAAAGTAATAGTATTGGAAAAATTATAAAAACATCAATTCCAAATTTTGGATTTGAATATTCTTCAGATAAATCATTAAAACCAATTGGTCAACTTCCAAATAGGTTGTTTGTTGACCAATTATCATCTATTGATTCGATAGTTGTTACAAATGGTGGAAAAAATTATACTGTTGCTCCAGGATTTGTAACAATTGATACTGTTACAAATGAAGTTATAGATGATGTTGTTTTAAATTCTACAGTTAAAGGAAACAAAATTGTAAGTGTATCTGTAATTAGAAATACAAATAGATTATATAACTCTCCACCCAAAATTATTGCAACAAATAACGTCAATGGAATTGGAATTACAAATATTTCATACAATTCAAACACAAAAGAAGTAACAGTAACTCTTGCTGTAGGGTTTAGCACAGCATCTGCATTTCCATTTTCTGTCGGTAGCAAAATTTTTGTTGAAGGAGTTGGAATAATTCCAAATTCTGGAAATGGATATAATTCATACAATTATAACTATGAGTTTTTCACATTAATTGGAGTTACTAGCGCAATTGGTGGATCTAATGGATCTTTAGTTTACAAATTAGATAAAGGTTCTGTTGGACCAGGAACATTTTATCCTTCAGGATCATATCAAAACCAAAATAGTGCTTATGGCAGGGTAGTACCAGAAAGTTATTTACCTAAATTTGAAATTAAATTGAAAAGAGGCGAATTTAGTGTTGGGGAAAATGTATTAGTAAACAATACTTCTGTTGGAAAAATTACAAATTGGAATCCAGTTAATAAATTATTAAAAATAAGTGAATCTTCATTCAATATAAAGGAAAATAGTATTATTTTAGGAGAATCTTCCAAAACATTTGCTGTTGTAAAGAAAAAATTAACTTCTTATGGAGATTTTAATGTTACTTCTTCAAATATTCCAAAAGGAATTTCCGAAGATAATGTTGGAAAATTAAATACATTTTTACAGGTTATTCCTGATAATGATTATTACCAAAATTTTTCATACTCCATTAAAAGTCCAATAGAGTATGAAAAATGGAATCAAAATGTAAACAAATTAACACATACTTCTGGATTTAAAAAGTTTTCAGATTTACAAATTGAATCTACACCAGAATCTAATCTTAAAATGAGTCTTCCTACACAATTTGATATTGATACAAGAGTTGATTTTATTGAAGAAATTGATTTTGATTGTTATCAAAATTTTGATTTTGTTACAGAAACAACAAAAACAATTAATGATTCTTTAATTTCGGATCAAATTATTTTTAACAACAGAATTTTATTAGACTATACAGAATTTGTATCAAATAGAGTTTTAAAACTTGATGATTTAAGTAGTCAATTTGACGATACTCCAAGTATTTTTAATTACACTACAGTTGGAACATTTGACGTAACTCAATACAATTCTGCACAGTTTTATATTTTAATAAAAGATGTAAGGTATTATGGAGAAAAAGAAATTATAATCGTCAATATAACATACGATGGTGCAAATGCATATTTGACTGCGTATGGTAGAAATGAAACAGTATTAGATCTTGGGGATTTCTCATTTAGAAGAAATGGTAATTTTGGTGAAGTCTTATTTTATCCCAAGAAATATCAATATAATAGTTACAATATTTCAAATATAAATGTTAATTTTGCAAATAGTGGAATAACTGGAATTGGCACATCGTCTTTAGGAAATACCGTAAGTTTTGCCTCAACATCTGTAGCAATTACATCTTCAATTACTCCATCTGCAAATACTATTGTTTCAATATCAACCAATTCATATACATCTGGAAAAATATTAATTTCAGCTTCAGAAAGCACTGGAAATGTGCAGTTTGGAGAAATTAATTTTGTAAGCAATGGATCTAATGCATATTATGACATTTTTGGAGAAGTGGATTCTGGAGATAGATCTCCAGCATTTGGAGTTGGTATTGTTGGAACAATTGGCGTTACAACAACAACTGGTAATGTTTTAATTACATTCACCCCAAATCCATCGTTAACCGTCGATGTGAAAGCACTTTCAATATTAATGAGTGATACAACTAAAACTGGAGTTGGATCTATAGCATTACATAAAGGAGAATTATCTTCACATTATGTTTCTATAGCATCATCAACTTCTCCGGTTGAAACTACAATTGCTGGATTTAGCAGTGCAACAAGCGATGCTGCACATTACTATCTACAAATTAACGATACAACAAACAATAAAATTTATTTTTCTGAGGTTATTTTAGTTAATGATTCAGAATATAATCCACAAATCTCAGAATATAGCATAGTAAATTCTCACAACTCACTTGGAGTTGTTGGAGCAGCAAAATCAACTCTAAACACTTATTTGACATTTACTCCAAATTCAAATATTAATACTCAAATTAGAGTATTCCAAAAAACTTTACAAATATCACCAAAACAAGATTCGCTCGAAGTTGATTTGAATAGTGCGATTATCAGATCGGATACAATTCCATTATTTTATGAAGGAACTGAGATATCCACAAAAAAAGAATTTAATCTCACTCATAGATCTTCACCAGTATTTTCAAAAATAATTGATGGTTCTTCTTTAGTTAATGTAAATATTTCCGGAGATTCAATCGTAATACCAAATCATTTCTTTGTCACGGGAGAAAAAATAGATTATTCAATAGCATCCGGTTCAACAAAAATTGGAATTGCTACGACTTCTGTTACTGGAATTGGAAATACAACTCTTCTTCCGTCAACGCTATACGCAGTTAAAATTGATGAAAACACAGTAAAATTTGCAGAGACTCCAGAAAAAGCATTAAAACTTAGTCCAGAAGTATTCAAATTATCCTCAGTTGGAGTTGGAAATTCTCATCAATTTGCATCAAATTATAAATCAAATTCAAAAGTAATTGTATCAATTGACAATATAATTCAAAACCCAGTTGTTTCTACAGCAAAAACAACACATATTACTCAAGATGTAGATAATATAAATTCCACATCTATAATCAATTTTAATAGTATTGATGGATTTTATACAAAAGATTTGATTAAAATTGAGAATGAATTTTTACTGATTACTGATATTGGAATTGGAGGTACAAATAAAGTTTCATGTAGAAGAGAGTGGTTGGGTAGCGTATCCGCAGCACACTCTACTGGCGCTGCTATTACAAAATATTCAGGAAACTATAATATTGTAGATGATATAATTTATTTCGTTGAGGCTCCCCATGGTGATGCCTCAAACACTTCAAATGCTCAACAATTTTCATCATTCAATGGAAGAGTATTTTTGAGAAGTGCTGTTGTTGGAACAGCAAACAGTGCATATTTTGAAAACAATATTTTTGATGATATATCATCACAATTTAATGGAATTAGAAATTCATTTACATTAAAATCTTCTGGATATGATGTAACCGGTATTGTAAGCACAAATTCAGTATCTGCAGGGATACTGTTAGTTAATAATATATTCCAAAAACCCAAATATCCAGCAACAGGAATTGGTCAAACTTTTACTTATGAAGTTACACAAAGTTCCGGTATTTCAAGTGTAGTTTTTAGTGGTAATCCTGTTGGATTAACAACTAATAATATAACTGGACCAATGAAGTTTGATATTAACAGTGCATCTTTACCTAGAGGTGGAATAATTGTTTCTGTTGGATCAACTCAAGGATTTGGATATCAACCATTAGTTTCTGCAGGAGGAACAGTTATTGTTTCTGCGGCAGGAACAATTCAATCAATTTCTATTGGAAATAGTGGATCTGGTTACAGAGCAGGAATTCAAACCACAATTACAGTTTCTGTTGCAACTTCAACAGGAAAAATTTCAATTGGAACTGCATCTGCGTATAATGGAAATATTGTTGCAATTGCAATAACAAATCCTGGAACTGGATATACTTCCACAAATCCCCCAAAAATTACAATTGATGCTCCGTTAAATTATGAAAATATTCCATTAGTATATCATTCATCAAATAGTGGAGTTGGCACAGAAGCAACTGTAGATATTGTTGTTGGATATGGAAAAAGTGTAATAGAATTTAATTTATCAAATAGTGGATATGGATATTCTGTTGGAAATGTTTTAACTGTAAATGTTGGTGGATCAACTGGAATACCAACAGACTCTTCAGTTTCATTTAGACCATTTAAACTCACAATAGATGAAGTGTTTTTTGATCAGTTTAATGCTTGGTATCCAGGACAATTTGTAGTGCTTGATGATTTTGATGGTGAATTTAATGGTTTTAAAAAGATTTTTGCATTAAAGGAAAATGGAGTTTCTTCAAATTTTCAAGTAACTAGGGGATCACCAATATTTTTGGATCAAAATTTATTAGTTTTTATTAATGATATTTTACAAATTCCAGAAGAATCTTATATTTTTAATGGTGGATCATTTATTGAATTTATAGAAGCACCAAAGGTTGGTGACAGTGTTAAAATGTTATTCTTTAAGGGATCCGATGCTGATATCAGAGAAGTGAATATAATTCCTACAGTTAAAGTTGGAGATAGTTTAAAAATAAAAGATGATCTTCAACAAAGAAGAAATGTTTATACAGAATCTTCTAGAGTTGTAACTTTTTTACAAAATATTGATTCAGTATATACCACACAATACAATGGATCTGGAATAACAACAGATACTTCAGTTAAACGAGTTGTAGAATGGTGCAAACAAAAAAATGATATTATTTTAGATGAAAGAGTTATATCTAAAAGTAGACCAGAATTGCTTGCTAATGTATATCCAACTACAACTATCATTAGATCTGTTGGAGTTGGGAGCACATCAATTTTTGTGCAAAATACACGACCACTCTTTAATTACATTCCAGAAATTCTCGGAAGTGGTGATCAAAACATTACAATAATTTCACAAAATCCAAAATCTGCATGTATTGCAACTTCTATTGTTTCAATAGCAGGGACAATATCTGAAATTATTGTAATAGATGGTGGTCTTGGGTTTAGCACAACACCTTCAATATCAATATCTTCCCCCACATCTGGGGTTACGGCAATAGCAACATGTAGTATAAGTGGAGTTGGCACTATATCACAAATTCAAATTACCACTGCGGGATCTGGATATACTTTCACCAATCCACCAAAAGTTTTAATAGAATCTGAATCCTTTACACTTGAAACATTGACTGGGGTAAGTTATGAAGGAGATAGTGGAATAATTACTGGGATAGGTACTACTTCAATTGCAGGAGTTACTACTGGAATAACTTTTGATTTTTACTTACCAACAAATTCTTTATTCAGAGATTCTTATTATGTTGGAAGTGCTCAAACAATTACTGGAATACAAACTGGATATTATTTTATGGTTTATGATTCTATAATTGGAAATGGAGTAACTTCATTTAATGATAATGGGTCTGTTTTGGGAATTGGCACCTCATATTTAAATAATGTATATCAAGCATTTTCAGTAAAAAATATAACATCTAATGCTGTTGGAATTGGAAGCACTACTGATATTGTAAGAGTTACCGCAAGTGTAAAATCTTACAATGGATTAAGTGGTATTGGAAATAGTCAATATTTTGCAAACTATAGTTGGGGAAGATTATATAATTTTAGTAGGTCATCTTCACCAAAACAATTTAATCTCGAAATACTTGACGGTATAAGTGGATTATCTACCGCTCCCCTTGTAATAAGATCTACGCCAATGAGATCACTATATACTTCATAAATAGATAAAAAACACTAAATGTCTGCGATAATTACAAATCAATTTAGAATTTTAAATTCAGAGAATTTGATAACTGGGATAGCATCTACTTCTTCAAGTAGTTATTATATGTTTGTGGGTTTACCAAATCCAACTTTTATACAAACGGATTGGGATTCTGCCACACCTAGCCCCATAGATAATTTTGATCAACAAAATTCAGTTTGGGATACAATTATAGCACTTAAAAAAATTAATCCATCAGATATTACCAGAGTAATTTCCAAAAATCGTTGGCAATCTGGAATAACTTATGACATGTATAAACATAATTATTCGGCAAATAATCCAACCCCAAATAGTGATTCTTCAAATTTATATGATTCATCTTATTATGTGTTAAACAGCGATTATAGAGTTTACATTTGTATTAATAATGGTTCTAGTCCAGAAAATTTAAAAGGAAGACCTTCCTTAGACGAACCAACCTTTACAGATTTAGAACCAAGAGCTGCCGGAGTAAGCGGAGATGGTTATCTTTGGAAATATCTTTTTACAATTAAACCAGATGATTTTATAAAATTTGAATCTACAGATTATATTCCAGTACCAAAAGATTGGGCAACAAATACTATTAATGCTTCAGTAAGAGATCATACTTTAATTAGTGGTCAATTAAAAACTGCAGTTATTATAAATCGTGGTCAGGGATATACTGAAAACACTTATAACAATGTGCCTATTAAAGGTGATGGTAATGGAGCATTGTGCTCAATTGTTGTGGGAGCGGATCAAAAAATATCTTCTATAATCATAACAAATGGTGGGTCTGGATATACTTTTGCAACGGTAGATTTAATTTCAGTTGGAATTACAAATTCAGCAACAAATAAAAATGCAGAATTTGAAGTAATCATTCCCCCACCTGGAGGTCATGGATATGATATTTATAAAGAGTTAGGAGCAACAAAAACTCTTTTATATTCAAGATTGGAAAATGATGATTTAAATCCAGATTTTATAATTGGAAATCAATTTGCAAGAATTGGAATTGTAAAAAATCCAACATCTTATAATTCTACAAGTTTATTGACCACACAAAAAGCAAGTGCATTATATGCTTTAAAATTGACTGGATTGACGACATCAACAACCTTTACTTTAGATTCAAATATTACACAAACAGTTGGAGTTGCATCAACTGCAATTGGAAGAGTTGCTGCTTGGGATTCCAGAACTGGGGTTATAAAATATTGGCAAGATAGATATGTTGCAATCTCATCACAAAAAGATGCTTACGATAATTATATTTCTCCACAATATGGTTATAAATTGAATGATTTTACAGCAAATCCGGATACTGGAGGATCAATAACAATTGTTGGGGGAACAAACAATCTTGCAATTCAAACCAATTTTGGCACTTCAAATAATCCTGGTATTACTACTACAATAAATAACTTTACCTACTACCTTGGTCAATCTTTTATCAAAGGAGTATCAACTCCAGAAGTGCAAAAATATTCTGGAGAAATGTTGTATATTGACAATCGTCCATCCATAACTAGATCTTCAAATCAAAAAGAAGATATTAAAGTTATATTACAATTCTAAGAATTATGCCCCAAGAAACTAATTTAAACGTAACTCCATATTATGATGATTTCAATGATGAAAAAAACTTTTATCGAGTTTTATTTAAACCAGGCAATTCTATACAAGCTAGAGAATTAACAACATTACAATCAATACTCCAAAATCAAATTGAAAAATTTGGAAATCATTTTTTTAAGGAGGGTGCAAGAGTAATTCCTGGTCAAATATCATTCACCTTAGAATATGATTGTATTCAAGTTGAATCTGAATTTTTGGGAATACCATTAAGTTTGTACTTAAATTCTTTGTTGGGAATTAAGATACAGGGGTCTACAAGTGGAGTTACAGCAAAAATTTCTAATATATTAACCCAAAGTGAATCGGATAATGGTAATATTACATTATACTTAGAGTATGAAAAATCTTCAAATGATTTTTCAACAAAATCTTTTTCTGATGGTGAAAATTTAATAACTTTATCTAATATAACATTTGGTCTATCAAATCTCATATCTTCTGGTGAGCAGTTTGCCAAAGCAATAGATCAAAATGCAAGTGCGGTTGGATCTGCATCTTTTATTTCAGAAGGAGTATATTTTTTAAGAGGTACTTTTGTAAAAGTTCCTACTCAAACATTAATTTTAGATCAATATTCAAATTCTCCAACTTATAGGGTTGGATTGTATGTAAAAGAAGAAATTATAACAGCGGATCAGGATGAATCTTTATATGATAATGCAAGAGGATTTTCAAATTATTCAGCTCCAGGAGCAGATAGGTTAAAAATTAGTGCTGAATTAATTAAAAAAGAAATTGACGATTTTAACGACGAAAGTTTTGTCGAATTGATGAGAATTCAAAATGGAGCTATTGATAAATTTGTCAATAGAACAGAATATAGTATTTTTGCTCAAGAATTAGCTAGAAGAACTTTTGATGAATCTGGAAATTACTATGTTGCACCATTTAATTCAGTAGTAAAGGAATCATTAAACAGTAGAGAAGGAAATAATGGGATTTATTATGAAAATCAGTTAACACAATCTGGAAAAACTCCATCTGAAGATTTGATGATATATCAAATCTCCCCAGGAAAGGCATATATTAGTGGATACGAAGTTAATTTGGATGGATCTACTCTTATTGATGTTGCAAAACCAAGAGATAAAGGATCAGTTTCTGGAGAAGGTATTCAATTTGATACCGGACCAAAATTTACAGTAACTAATGTTTATGGTCAACCAAGTGTTGGTGTTGGAACTACTGCATATTTAAGTCTTAGAAGTGATAGAATTGGTGCATCCAAACTTTCTCCTTCTGGAGATGAAATTGGTGTTGCAAGAGCATATGATTTCAGTTTAAGTAGTACAGATTATCTTGGAATAACAACCACATATTCATTAAGAGTTTTTGATTTACAAACATTTACTCAGATTGGATTAAGTACAAATATATCTCTAACTAAACCAATATTAATTCAAGGTAATAGTAGTGGAGCAAGAGGATATTTAAAATCTTCAGTATCAAACTCTAACATATTAACATTATATGGAGTAGAGGGGCAATTTATAAAAGATGAAGGTGTAAATATTAGTGGTATTACAACATTTGGACACACAATAAGAAATATTAGAGATTATAAACTATCTGATATCAATTCAATTTACAGTTACAGAAGTTCTGCTTCAAATAATTGTGGATTTAATGCCGATTTGGTATTAGATAAGTCAATTATTCCACCAGTAACAATTCAAAATAGTGCTGTATCTTCACCAACAATTCCATCTTTCATAATTACTCCAGATTCTAATGGATTTAGCACCGTTACATCCACTGCATGTAATTTTATTGGAGTAGCAACTGTTGGAAATATTGTAAGTTACCCAAGAGTAGGATTTAATACAATAACTTATAATAAAATTTCAAATATTTCAAATGATGGAAGACAATTAACACTAGTGAGCATCAGCACAGTTTCTGGAATTTGTGATGGTAGCATCGTTCAAGGAATTAGTACTGTAACGACATCTGATTTTTCAATACGATCTTCAGCAATTAAAAACATTTCAGATCCATCATATACTGTTAGATTAACAAAGGGGAATGTTTCAGAAATTGATGTTGAAAATACAGATATTGCTTTGAAAACACAATATTTAATTTCAAGTTTTAGTAATAATATAATTGTCGCAACTACACTAACATCTGGATATACTTATCAACCATATACAAACGATAGATATTGTCTTGCGTATAGTGATGGAACAAGTGAACCTTTATCTAGTGATAAATTTATATTTTCAAATGGATTTAAAGATTTATCAATTAAAAATTTAACTGTTGCAAGTGGATCAAATGCAACTTTGATTGTTTCAATCAAAAAAGAAAAACCAAAAGCAAAAACAAAAAATATTTTAAAGGCAAATACTTTAGTTATTAATAAATCTTCAAATTCAGCTTCTGGTGTTGGTAATTCTAGTTTAAATGATGGTTTAACATATAGTGCAATTTATGGTACAAGAATTCAAGATAAAGAAATTTCTTTAAATGTGCCAGATGTAAGAAGAATTTTAGCAATATATGAGTCATCATCTACATCAGATCCAGTTTTACCAACAATTACATTTGTATCCGGATCACTAACTGGACCAAATCAAGATGCAACTGATGCTATCATTGGTGAAAAAATAATTGGAGAAACTAGTGGTGCAGTTGCAATTGTAATTGAAAAAACCACAAATACTCTCGGATTTATATATCGAAATGGAAATTTCTTTATTGCTGGTGAAAATATTATATTTACTGATTCTGGAATTTTGGGAGTATGCAACTCAAAGACTGATGGAGATAGAAATATAAATGAAAAATATGCTTTAGATTTTGGACAAAGATTAAATTTTTATGATTATTCAAGAATTATAAAACTTGATGATAATTTTAATCCAACTAAAAAAATAAAAATTGTATTTCAAAATTATGTTATTGATGCAAGTGATGTTGGAGACATTGTTACAGTTAACAGTTATCCATCAGAAGAATATAAGTATTCTCAAATTTTTAATGAATCCTCAACTTCAGACATAATTGATATTCGACCAAGAGTATCAAACTATAGTGCGACATCAGCAATTTCTTCACCATTTGAATTTGAATCTCGAAATTTTACTGCTTCTGGACAATCTTCAAATTATTATATCGCACCAAATGAAACTATAACAGTAAGTTTTAGTTATTATTTACCAAGAATTGATAGATTATTCTTAACAAAGGAAGGAAATTTTCAGTTACAAAAAGGAGTTTCAGCAGACAATCCTTTACCACCAGGACAAGTTGATGGTGGATTAGAAATTGCAACATTTTATTTGCCAGCATTTCTTTATAAAACTTCTGATGTAAGATTGAATTATGCAAGTCATAAAAGATATAGAATGCAAGATATTTCTAGATTGGAAACTAGAATTTCCAATTTAGAATACTATACAAATTTATCTCTCCTTGAAACTTCCACCGAATCACTATCGATTAAAACAAATGGTGTAGACAGATTTAAGTGTGGATTTTTTGTAGATAATTTTAAATCACATGCTTCACATTCAATTGCAAATGTAGATTTTCGTGCAAGTATTGATAAGCAGCAGGGATATTTAAGACCATTGAATTTTACAACAGCAGTTGATTTAATTGTTGGATCAGAATCATTAATTGGAATTGCTGCTACTCCAAATTCTTCTGTGGATTTGGGATTCGTGCAAGATTTGCAAAATTCAAACGTTAAAAAGAATGGTAATATTGTAACATTAAGTTATACTTCTACACCGTTTGTTAAAAATGAGTTTGCAACTAGGATTGAAAATGTAACACCATTTCTTGTTGTTTTTTACAGTGGAATTATAGAATTAAATCCATCATCAGATACTTGGGTTGATACAACAACTGTTGCTGCAAATCGAGTAAATATTGAAGGTGATTATAAATCTACAATACAACAACTTCAAGTTGATGAAAGAACTGGTTGGAGTGAAACAGATTGGGGAGCTTGGCAAACCGATTGGGTTGGAACAGTAGTTCAAGATAATGTTAGTCAGTCTATGGTTCAAGTAAGCACAGAATTTAGTGATACTTTTTCAAGAGCTGGACAATCTGGTTGGTTAACAGATTCTGTTGCTGCAAGAGGAGGACCACCTCCAGATTGGGCAGCAGGTGATCTTAGAGGACAAAGGGGATTTTGGGAATTTGAAGTAGAGCAAAAAGGTACGGTAACTTCAGATCGTACAACAATTTCAAATGAAAGAACTACAACAACTAGTGCAAAACAATCTAGAACTGGTGTTGCTTGGAATGTAAGTGAAAGAGTTGATACGGCAAATCTCGGAGAAAGAGTAGTCAATACCGATATTATTCGTTTTATGAGATCTAGAAATGTTGAATTCATTTCTAGGAAATTAAAGCCTAGAACGAGAATGTATGCATTTTTTGATAGGGTAAATGTCACAAGTTATTGCTTTCCAAAACTTGTAGAAATTCGTATGACAACCGGAACATTTCAGGTTGGAGAAACTGTTAATGGAAGAATATCTTCATCTTCTGGCACAAGAATTGGAATAACTCCAGAAATATCATTTAGAGTTGCTACATCAAACCACAAATATGGTCCTTACAATTCTGCAACAGATGTTTATACAATTAATCCGTATGATGATACACAAACTCTTTCTTCAACATATTCATCTACTTCTAGTATTTTAAATGTTGATACATCAAGTTTACAGAATATAGTTACTGGTGGATTTTCTGGTAGAATTGTATCTGGAATGACTTTAAGTGGGCAAACTAGTGGTGCTCAAGCAGTTGTAACTAATGTAAGACTTGTTTCTGATAATATTGGCACATTAATTGGATCTTTCTTTATCCCAGACGGAAATATAAGTCCAAATCCAAAATTTGAAACAGGGAATAAAACTTTTAGATTGACAACTAGTGATACAGATTCTCAAGTTGCCAATATTATAACCACTAGTGCTCAAGAAAGTTTCTTTGCATCTGGAGTTCTTCAAACAAAACAAGATACAGTTCTTGGCATAAGAAATGCTAATGTAAGAAAAGAACCAAAAGTAGATACACCAAGAACTATCAGTAGTACAAATAATGACGGTGGAGGAGTAATAGCAACCTTAGATGTTAACCAAAGAATTAATGTTACAGGAGAACAAATAACTTCCTCCGTTTATAGGGATCCTTTAGCACAATCCTTTATTGTAAGTGAACAAAATGGTGTATATGCAACCAAATTAGATTTATATTTTCAAGCAAAAGATGATACTTTGCCAGTTATTGTGCAATTACGATCTATTGAAAGTGGATTACCCACTACAAAAGTATTACCGTTTTCAGAAGTTGAAGTGCTTCCATCACAAATTGCAATTTCAACTACCGGACAAGTTGGAACATCGGTAACATTTAAAGCTCCAGTTTATCTTGAAAATACAAAAGAATATGCAATTGTATTACTTTCAGATTCTACAAATTACACTGTTTGGATTTCTAGAATGGGAGAAGAAGATGTAACTACTGTAAATCTTCCAGAATCTGCTAAGAAAATTGTTTCAAATCAACCATATCTTGGATCTCTCTTTAAATCTCAAAATGGAAGCACTTGGGAACCAAGTGGTTATGAAGATTTAAAATTCATACTCTATAAAGCTCAATATACAACCACACCGGGCACTGTGACCTTCTACAACCCATCAGAAGGAATTTCTAATGGTACTTTATGCAATTTACCTAAAGACGCTGTGCAGTCATTCTCTAAGAGAATTACGATTGGTGTATGCACAAATATTAGTAACTATGCTGGTATTATTCCTGGAGTAAGTATTGGAATTACCGATATGAGTGTAAGTGGTAAATTGATCGGTGTTGGTGGATCAGTATCACAATCTGTCGGAGCTGCACTTTCTACTGTTAGTGCTGGTATTGGGTATACAACTTTTGGTGCTACGGGAATTTCTCTAGACACAATTACTGGTGAAGGATATGGATTGACAGCAGATATATATTTTGTCAACAATTCTTTAGATACGACAAGTTCTGGAATTGTTACAGTTACTAATGGTGGATTTGGATATAGAGTTGGTGATATTGTGGGAATCCCAAGTTCAATTTTATTTGGAAATGGTGCAACTTTAAAAGTACAAACTTTGGGATCAGTAAATACTCTATTTTTGGACCAAATTCAAGGAAATTTTGATTCAAGCATTGCGATTGGAAAAAGATTAACCTATCAATCTACAGCAATTGCTGGAGTTTCAAGTTTTGTTGGATTGGCAACAGTTTCATCAATTTTAGAAAATACAACATACGATGGACTTCACCTTAAAATTAAGCATAGAAATCATGGAATGAATCAAACAAATAATTTGGTAAAAATTAGTGGTGTTTTAAGTGATGTTTTACCAACTACTTTGTCTGCAGATTATTTGAATACATCAACAAATTCAATTTCTGTTGTTTCTTCTTCTAATTTTTCTACTTTTGAAAATGTTGGTGTTGCTTCAACAAATCCGGGATATTTACTTGTTGACGATGAAATTATTTCTTACACTGGAGTTTCTGGAAATACTTTAACTGGAATTTCAAGAGGAATTGATAATAGAAAAATATTCACTCATACTGCTACATCAAATGTTTACAAATATGAGTTTAATGGTGTTTCACTGAGAAGAATTAATAAAACGCACGATATGGCATCACCATTGGTTTCAGTTTCAAATCCAATTAGCATTGATAATTATCATATAAAAATTAATATGGATGATACTAATTATGGAATTGATAGATCTGGAAATTCAAATGGTATTCCAAATCTTTATTTCAATACAACAAAAACTGCTGGTGCTAGTGGGATTGTAGCAAGTCAAAATTTAATATTTGAAACTATAACACCAAATGTGCAAATATTTACCCCAAAAGGAACTGGAATTGGATCTAGAATGAGGTCTATTTCTGGTAGAAGTGTGAGTGGAAATGAAGTTGCATTCTCAGATTTGGGATTTGAAGAAATAGAATTAAATAGATCCAACAATCTAACTTCTACAAGAATTATTGCATCCAGAGTAAATGAAACAAGCAAACTTACAAGTCTTCCAGGAAATAAATCGTTTACTTTGGCAATTGACTTATTTACTTCTGACACAAATGTATCTCCAGTAATAGATCTTGAAAGAGTTAATATGATTCTCACAACAAATCGTATTGATAAACCAATAACGAATTTTTCCACAAATAGATCTATTAAACAAATTGGGCAAGATCCACATGCAGCAATTTATGTTTCAAATACAATTTCACTTCAAAATCCATCTACTTCTTTGAAAGTTTTGTTTGGAGCATATCGTCATTCTTCTGCAGATATTAGAGTCATGTATAAAACTTATCGTGATGATGGATCAGAAAATCAACAACCATATGTGCCATTTCCCGGATACAATAACTTTGATGATGCCGGAAATGTTGTAAATTTTGCTCAGAATGATGGAAATCCCGATAAAATAATTCCACCAAGCGATTCTCTTTCTGATTGGAAAGATTATGAATATACTGAAAACCAAATACCAGAGTTTACAAAATTTTCAATTAAGATAATTATGGCTGGTACGAATCAAGCGTATCCTCCACAAATTAGAGATCTTAGAGCAATTGCTTTGGCATAATATGATTCAAAATAATTTAATTCCTGTAGAGGGAAAACCAAATCTTTACAGGGATTCAAGAAGTAATGCTATCGTATGTGCTGATAATACCGCGTATAATCAGCACATGAAATATATAAAGGAAAAGGAATATGAAAAAATTAAAATCCAATCATTAGAAAGTGAAATTTCAAGCATTAAAAGTGATGTAGCAGAAATAAAACATCTACTACTTAATATGATAAAATAAATATTTTATATAAAAAGAAAAAGTAATGGCACAGCCAACAACCAGGCAAGAATTAATTAATTATTGTAAAAGAAAACTTGGTTATCCAGTATTGGAAATTAACGTTGCTGATGAGCAAATTGAAGATCTTGTTGATGATGCTGTACAGTATTTTCAAGAAAGACACTTTGATGGTGTTGAGCAAATGTATTTAAAATATATAATTACTCAAGATGATATTAATAGGGGTCGAGCATCAACAACAGGATCTGCAGGAATTACTACAACTAGTGCAACATCGTCAATTGTTGGAGTTGCTGTTACATTTAATTATGTAGAAAATTCAAACTATATTCAGATTCCTCCAGCAGTTATTGGAATTAATAAAATTTTTAAAATTGGTGGAAATAATACAATATCGCAAAGCATGTTTAATGTGCAATATCAATTAATGTTAAATGATGTTTATTATTTTAACAGTATTGAATTGTTATCATATACTATGGTTAAAAGATACTTAGAAGATATAAGTTTTCTTTTAACTCCAGAAAAAAATATTAGATTTAATCAAAGGCAAGATAGATTATATCTAGATATGGATTGGGGAGCACTTTCTGTTGGTCAATATATAATTATTGATTGTTATCGAGTTTTAGATCCAAATGATTATCCTAGAGTTTGGAATGATTCATTTTTAAAACCATATTTAACCTCATTAATTAAAAAACAATGGGGTCAAAATTTAATTAAATTTAGAGGTGTAAAACTTCCCGGTGGAGTTGAGTTAAATGGAAGAGAAATTTACGAAGATGCAATAAATGAATTAGAGGATATTAAAAAAAGAATGATGAATGAATTTGAATTACCTCCATTGGATGCTATTGGATAATGTTAAACCCATTTTTTCTTCAGGGAGCTGCCTCTGAGCAAGGATTAGTTCAAGATTTAATAAACGAGCATATAAGAATGTTTGGGGTGGAAATTTATTATCTTCCAAGAAAATATTTGACAGAAAGATCAATCATTAAAGAAGTTATACAATCAAAATTCGATAAAGCATTTCCTTTAGAAGCATATATTTCAAATTTTGATGGATATGCTGGAAATACTGATGTTTTGTCAAAATTTGGAATTTCAATTAGTGATGAATTGACATTAATAGTATCAAAAGAAAGATATGAAAATTATATTCAAGAATTAATAAAAGATGATACTAATGTAAAATTATCCTCAAGACCAAAGGAAGGTGATTTAATTTATTTTCCTTTGGGGGATAAATTATTTGAAATTAAATTTGTAGAAAATGAGAAACCATTTTACCAACTTGGAAAAAATTATGTTTATGAATTGAAATGTGAATTGTTTGAATATGAGGATGAAGATATTGACACTGGAATATCTGAGGTTGATAGCATTATTCAAGATGAAGGATATATTGCAACACTATTACTTTCTGGTATTGGATCAACTGCAACAGCAATAACATCTCTTGCTGTTGGTGGAGTGAAACTGATAAGTCTTATAAATGATGGACAAGGATATTCATCTACACCAACAATCAATATTTCTCCTCCTGGAGTTGGAAATACTGCAACTGCAGTTGCAATTATGACTTCTAGATCTGGATTAACAACTGCATATTCAATTAAAGATATCTTTATTACAAATCCAGGATATGGATATACATATTCTCCGTCAATATTTTTCATTGGTGGCGGTGGAAATGGAGCAATTGCAACTGTGTCAATTTCAACTTCATCTGTAGGAATTGTTACTATTACTGGTGGAGGAAGTGCTTATACAACTTCACCAACAGTTACATTCTCTTCACCAAATGTATCTTATGGTACAACTGCAACTGCAATTTCTGTTGTTTCATCTGCAGGAACAATTTCACAAATTAGATTTACAAACTCTGGAGTTGGATATACTGTAACTCCAACAGTTATAATTTCAAATCCATCAATGATTGGATCTGGATCATATGAATATAACGAAATTGTTGTTGGATCTGCAACATCAACAACAGCAAAAGTTAGAAGCTGGGTTTTATCCACAAAAACTCTTGAAGTTTCAATTGTTGATGGAGAATTTTCTATGGGTGAAAGTATCACTGGACAAACTTCTGGTGCAACATATACATTAAAGTCTTTCAATAAAGATAATTTGGTAGATTCTTATAATCAAAATGCAATAATTGAATCCGAAGGAGATGCAATTACAGATTTTACAGAAAGTAATCCATTTGGAGATGTTTAATTGTTAAATATATGTAAAGGATAATACAAATGTTTGGACATTTTTATCACGAAATTTTTCGAAAAACTATAGTTGGGTTTGGAAATATTTTTAATAATATTGAAATACATCACAAAAATAATTCCGATGATAATTTTAGTATCATTAAAGTTCCACTTGCATATGGACCGACTCAGAAATTTTTAGCAAGAATTGATCAAGATCCTACGGCTTTAAAACCAATCAAAATAACATTACCAAGAATGTCCTTTGAATTTGTTGGATTGAATTATGATTCATCTCGAAAAGGATCTTCAACTCAAACCTTTATAACTACACCATCCACAAATTCTTCTCTGGCAAAAAAGGTCTACATGCCAGTTCCATATAATATGCAATTTGAATTGAATATTATGACTAAATTAAATGATGATTCTTTACAGATAATAGAGCAAATATTACCATATTTTCAACCGCATTATTCAATTACAATTAATTTAGTTACTCCAATTAATGAAAAAAAAGATGTGCCAATAGTACTGGAAAGTGTTTCTTTTAATGATGATTATGAGGGAGATTTTGATAATAGAAGAGCATTAATTTACACTCTTAGATTTACAGCAAAAACTTATCTGTTTGGTCCAGTGCCAGATTCTTCTACAGGAATTATCAAAAAAGCAACTTTGGACTATATGACAGATACAAATACTCAAAAGCGAGAAGTTAGATATTCTGTAACTCCAAGAGCAACTAAAGATTACAATTCTGATGCAACAACCACCTTGTCATCTGATGTTGATGATGAATCCATTTACATCTCAGTTTCTGATGCATCATCTATAATAGTTGGAAGTAGATTATATGTTGATACAGAGCAAATGTATGTAAAATCAAAAGATGGTAACAATTTGGTTGTAATTCGAGGATATGAAACTGGTGGAATCACTGGACACCCAGTTGGATCTACAGTTGATCTAATAACTTCATCCGATGATAGTTTAATTCAAATTGACGATGATTTTGGATTTAATGAAACTACTACATTTTTTCAAGATTTTAAAGAATATAGTCCTTCACAAAATATTGATTTGTAATTATGAAGGAAAAGTTTAAGAATTTAAATGATTCTTTTGATGTTTCTTCAACCTTTGCCGAAATAATCAATCCAATAGAATCTAAAGTAGTTGAGTCCGAAATAGAAAAACCTGAAAGTATTAATATTGATAATGAAATATTAAAAGATTATGAATATACAAGAGGAAATCTTTATTCATTAATTGAAAAGGGTCAAGAGGCAATTAATGGAATTTTGGAATTGGCGCAAGAAAGTGAAATGCCGAGAGCATATGAAGTTGCAGGACAACTAATTAAAAATGTTGGAGATGTTGCAGACAAATTAATGGATCTTCAGAAAAAATTAAAAACTATTGATGAAGTTAAATCAAAAGGTCCAACAAATGTTACTAATGCATTGTTTGTTGGATCTACAACAGAGTTATCAAAATTTATTAAGGCGCAAACTCAAAAACAATAAATTAAACCAGGAATAAATACTATTAAACTTTAGTGAATAATGGAATTTCATCAAAATGATATTTTACCATCTATAAATGATGTAATAGAAAAAACAGATGATTTACCATCAGTAAAAGATTTTATATTTGAAACCGTAGATGAAGAAAATTTAGAAATTGTCGAAATAGAAGAAGTAAAAAAAGATAATCAAGATTTAACTGAAATTGTCAGATTGATTAATGATGTTAGAAAAGATATTCCAAAAATACCAGAAATTAAATATTATGATGAAGAACTTTTAATTATTTCAGAAAGATTAGAAATTTTAAAAAATTATATTACATCTATTCCAGAAATAAAATATTATGATAGTGATTTAGAAAATTTAGACCATAAAATTGAAAATCTAAAAGAATCTATTCCAACTCTTCCAGCATGGATTAATGAAGTAAATGAATTTCCCGATTTTTCTTGGATTGGAAAAACTTTTAATGTTATAGATTCAGATTTTATAAATCTCAATAATAACATAGAATCTATTAAATTTAAACTTGATACTCAAATTGATCAATTAATAGAATCAATAGGCACTAAGGAATTTGAAATAAACATCAATGTTAAGGAAATTGATCAAAAATTAAATACAATTAAAGATAGTATTTACAAAGAATTAAAAGAATCGGCTTTAAAAATTTGGCAGTTAAAAAAAGATACTAAAGAAGATTACAATTCTTTAAATGATAAAATTAAAAATGAATACTTTATACTTTATCAAAATATTGAAGAAAAACTTGAAAATGAAAATGATATTTTAACAAATGATATTGTTTCATTAAAAAATTATTTTACTTCATTAAAAGAAGAAATTTTAAATTTACCAAAAATAAAATATTATGATGAGGATATCAATTTTTTAACAAAAGAAATTTCCTTCAATTCTAAGGATATTAAAGAACTGAAAGATATTGTACAAAATATTAAGAGTAAACAAAAGGAGTTACAAGAAGGTCTTTTAAATATTCCACCAAATGTAAAAAATTCAGATCCATTAACACCTTTAGATCAAAATTTTGCAACTCTTGATGATCTTGCAAATCATTATAGAATTTTTATTAATAGAATTCAAACACAACTTTCTGCGATTGGTGGAGGTGGTGCAGGATTCATTAAAGATCTTGATGATGTTGATATTACTGGAATAACTACAGATTCAATATTAAAATGGAATTCAACATCTAACAAATGGGTTATTGGATCATTATCTGTTGGTGCGGGTGGAACATGGTCAACAAATTCAATTGGTATTCATACAACTAAAAATGTTGGAATAGGTACTACAACTGCACAATCTCAATATTCATTGTATGTGCAGGGAGATGCGTTTTTTACTGGAAATGTTTCTGTTGCGGGAACAATTACATACGAAGATGTAACCAATGTTGATTCAATTGGATTCATAACAGCAAGAAGTGGTCTTCTTGTTGGATCTGCAACTACATTTACGGAAAAATTGGTTGTAGACGGAAACGCTCGTGTAACTGGTATTCTTACAATTGGTACTGCATCTATCACAATTGATGGTGTTAATAATAGAATATCAATTGGTAATGAAAATGTTGTTATTAATAACTCAAGTATTACAATTGGATCAGGTGTTTCAATCAGTGCATTTGCTTCCGGTATTAATACTGCTCCAAATGTATTATATGTTGCAAAGGATGGAAATGATTCAAATAATGGTTCTTCAATTGACAATGCATTTTTATCTATTAAATCTGCTGTTGGAATAGCAACAACAGGAACTACAATTAAAGTTTTGGCCGGAACTTATATTGAAAACAATCCGATAGAAGTGCCACCTTTTGTTTCTATTGTTGGAGATGATTTAAAAACAGTAACTGTTGTTCCACAAACAACAAATCAAGATTTATTTCATGTCAGAAAGGGTTGTTATATTGCAGAAATGACTTTTATTAATCATGTTTCCCCAGCAGCTGCAATTTCATTTCCAACAAATACTGTTGCACTTAATGAGGGTGGTGGTAAATGGGAAAGTCCTTATATTCAAAATTGTACCAGTAACACTACAACTGGAACTGGATTAAGAATTGATGGTGCTCAAGCAGATGGTCTTAAATCAATGGTTTGTGATAGTTATACACAATACAATCAAGGTGGAGTTGGAGTAGCAGTTACAAATGAAGGATTTGCTCAATTAGTTTCAGTCTTTACAATTTGTTGCAACCAAGCAATTACTTGTTATAAAGGAAGTCAGGTTGATCTCACAAATAGTAATTCTAGTTTTGGAACTTATGGTCTAGTTGCAGATGGTGTAAGTGATCTTCAATATACTGGAGTTGTAACATCATCTGCTTCAGCATCTCAAGATAAGATATCCGTATCAATTACAACGTCTATAAGACCTTATGATGGTCAGGTTGTTTACTTTGATAGATTATATCAATCTGTTGCTTCTGTAACAGTTTCTGCTGGAGGTACTGGATATACAAGTGCTCCAACAATCACTATAGATTCACCAACTGGACCAAACGGAGAAACTGCACAAGCATTTGCAACATTAAATAATGATTCGGTTTCAGAAATTACGATAATTAGTAGTGGAAATCAATATGAGGCAATACCAAATATTATAATTTCTGCTCCAAATGTTGGAGTAAATACTGCTATCGCTTCTGCATTAATGTCTCCAATTTATTATACAATAAATAGTTCAACTCCCATTTCCTCAGGAATTTCCACTTTAACACTTGACGAAAATCTTATTAATACAATAAGTATTGGTACAACAGCATATTTTCAACAAGTAAGCAAAATTGTTGCAAGTTCACATACATTTGAATATATTGGATCTGGAAACACAATTACATCAGCAACACCAAAAACTGGTGGTGTAACTATTCAAGAAAATGAAATTGTTACATCTAATGGTGGAAAAGTTGTTTACACTAGTACAGACCAATCTGGTAATTTTAGAATTGGAGATGGATTAAAAATTAATCAAAATACTGGAACTATTAGTGGAAGAGCATTTACAAAAAGTTTATTTACAGAAATGACACCCTTTATTTTAGCACTTAGTTAATATGGCAGAACTAGCACTCAATAGATTCAAAACAAAAACACTCGAAATTACCAATACTGAACAGACTGCATATACTGCTCCTACTGGTTATACTTCGATTGTTTTATACGCACATATAACAAATATAGGAGCATCCTCAGCAACATTTACAATGTCTCATGTCAGAAGTTCTACAACAACTGAAATAAGTAAAGGTGCATCTGTTCCAATTTCAGATGCTTATATTCCACTTGATGGAAAATTAGTTTTAGAAACTAGTGATTCGATAAAAATAATAGCAAGCGCAAACAATACTCTTAAATTAATTTTAAGTATATTGGAGACCGCGAATGCCTAAATTGATTAGTCAAAAAAATTTTTCAAATTTAATTATTTCTGGATTAACTACTTCTACTACCAATCAAGTAGTACTTCATGAATTTCAAAAAAATTTTTACAGATCAATAAAATATCAAATACAGATAACAGAAAGTACATCATATCACAGTACAGAATTTATTATAATGCATGATGGAAATACAACTTATAATACAGAATATGGAATTATAAAAACTAATATTTCATTAGCATCATTTGATAGTGATATTTCTGGAGACACAGTTAGGCTTTTAACTACACCATCTTCATCAGAATCAACATCTTTTAAAATTATTGGCACTGCTATTAAATCATAAATATTTTAAAAACTCATGGCAACTATTGTAGAAAATATAACAATTGAAAAGGGAACTACTTTTAATAAAATTTTTTCAATTATAAATTCTGATGGTAGTGCTTTTGATTTATCAACCTACACATTTTCAGCAAAAATAAAAAAGTGGGGTGGTGCAACTAATTCAGTTTCTTTTGCAACTACTTATGGATCTAATGCTACTCTGGGAAAATTAACAATCTCATTAACAAATAACCAAACCGGAATTTTAACCGCAGGGAGAAGTGTTTATGATGTATTAATTACCTCTGGGGTAGGCACAGTTACAAAAATTAGAGAGGGCACTGCAATAATTAGAGAAACTGCATCATATCAATAAATATAAACATGAGTAAATTTAAATCACACAAATCTCCAGAAGAAATTGCAAAGAAACATCGATTAAATGTTTCTTTAATAAATCACCAACTTCAAATGGGTATTCCAATTGAGCATGAGCATACTCAAAACAAAGAGTTAGCAACTTACATTGCACTTCAACATTTAGATGAAATCCCAGATTACTACACTCGTCTTAAAAAAATGGAAGCAGATGCTAAAAAAAATCATAAAAAATTTACTGATGTGAAAGAAGATTTACGTAATTGGTTTTCAAAAGATCATCCAGAAGGAAATTGGAGAAGATATAATACTAAGGGTAAAGCAATTGGTCCTTGTGCTCGTGAACCAGGAGAACCAAAACCAAAATGCTTATCAAATGAAAAAGCAGCAAAAATGACTCAAAATCAAAGAGCATCTGCAGTAAAAAGAAAGAGAAGGGAAGATCCAGTAGCAGATCGTTCGGGTAAAGGGGGAAAACCAATCATGTCTTCAAATGAGAATTTCCAATTTCAAAATGTTGTAGAAGAAAAATGTGGTAAAGGAATGTATTGGTGCAATACAAATAAAGAATGTAAACCGCTTCCAACTGGATTTAATGTTCCTGGACAAAAAATAAAACCAACAGAAGTGGGTATTGGTAAACCAGTGGAAGGTGCATGTAATCATACAAAAAAAGGAAAAACTTGTCCTACACACGGAAATGAGGATTGTTCGATGAAAGAATCAAAAGATCACGAGTATTCTATGGCTCGTTCTGAGTTATCAACTATCATGAATGCAGCAAAAAGATTACAAACAAAAATGAGTAAAGGTGAGGGAAATGTTGAAGCATGGGTGCAATCAAAAATAACTAAAGCAGCAGATTATCTTGATAGTGCTGCAGATTATGTTGATAGTGGTGAAATGGATGAGGCATGTTGGGTTGGATATAAGCAAGTTGGATTAAAAAAGAAAGGAAAGAAAATGGTGCCAAATTGTGTTCCAGAAGAATTGAGTTTTAATGTAGGAAAACCATCAAGAGGTGTTGGTGCATTAACTCCAGATGCAGCTAAGCAATTAGGAACAAAAGCAACTGAATTGCAAAAGAAAAGAGCAGCAGAAGTAGATCTTCCACCAGTAAAAAAGGAAGAATATACTGGTATTGTTTCCAAAATTTTAGAGCAACTTGATGGGGAAGAAAAATTAAATTATTTGGAAGAAAAAAATAAACCCACAAATCCATCGTTGTGGTCAAAAGCAAAATCTCTTGCAAAACAAAAATTTGACGTATACCCAAGTGCTTATGCAAATGGATGGGCTTCTAAATGGTATAAATCAAAGGGAGGTGGATGGAAATCTGTAAGTGAAGAAACTATTGAAGAATCTACTTATATGCCATCTAGAAATGGACAAGTAATTTCTGTTTTGGTTTCCTGGAGAGGTCTTTCTTATATGATTAAAATGTTTTTTCCACAACCAAGAATTCCAAACAGAAGGGAAGTCAGTGATCAAATTGAGAAAGTTTACCCAGGTGGTAAAGTATTGATGTTTAAAGTTTCAACAATTCAACCAGGAGAGCCAATTGTTCAAGTAACAGAAGAAACTATAGAAGAAGTTGCAGCATGGCAAAAAAAAGAGGGAAAAAATCCTGAAGGTGGACTTAATGAAAAAGGTCGAAAATCTTACGAAGCAGAAAACCCAGGAAGTAATTTACAAGCACCACAACCACAAGGAGGACCTCGTAAAAAATCTTTCTGTGCTCGTATGGGAGGAATGCCTGGTCCTATGAAAGATGAAAAGGGAAGACCTACAAGAAAAGCATTAGCACTAAGAAAGTGGAATTGTTAATTTAGTATGAGTGATAACATTTATCTTGGTAATCCAAATCTAAAAAAAGCAAATACTCCAATTGAGTTTACTCAAGAAAATATTGAGGAGTTTATGAAATGTAAAGAAGATCCTGTATATTTTTCAAAAAATTATATTAAAATTGTTTCACTTGACGAAGGATTGGTTAATTTTAAACCATATAAATTTCAAGAAAAATTAATTCGAAATTTTCATAATCATAGATTTAATATTTGTAAGATGCCTCGTCAAACGGGGAAAAGTACTACTGTAGTTTCATATCTTCTTCATTATGCCGTTTTTAATGATAATATTAACATAGCAATTCTTGCAAACAAATCATCTACAGCAAAAGATCTTTTGGGGAGGTTACAACTTGCATATGAAAATCTTCCAAGATGGATGCAGCAAGGAATTCTTTCTTGGAATAAACAATCATTAGAATTGGAAAACGGATCAAAAATTGTTGCTTCATCCACATCAGCATCAGCAGTTCGTGGTGGATCTTATAATATCATATTTTTGGATGAATTTGCTTTTATTCCAAACAATATTGCAGATCAATTTTTTGCATCTGTATATCCAACAATTTCTTCAGGTAAAAGCACAAAGGTTATTATAGTTTCTACTCCACATGGTATGAATCATTTCTACCGTATGTGGCATGATGCAGAAAGAAAGCGTAATGAATATGTTCCAGTTGAAGTGCATTGGTCTGAGGTGCCAGGAAGGGATCAGAAATGGAAAGAACAAACAATTGCTAACACAAGCGAACAACAATTTAAGGTTGAGTTTGAATGTTTGGGAGGTGAAACTAAGATAGAAATACTTGATAGTAAAGGTAATTCTCAAAATATTACTATGGAAAAACTCTATCATAGAATGTGAGTTTTTTGGATTATAAATATTAATAAAAATGTATTATATCTACACACTGAAAGATTTAAACAATACTGTCAAATATGTTGGACAAACTAAAGATCCAACTACTAGAAAAAGAAATCATAAAAATAATAAACCTCAACATATTTTTGAAGTTATAGAAGAAACAAATATTATGAAAGAAGCAAAAAATTTGGAAATTGGTTATATAAAAAAATTTGATACTTATCAAAATGGATGGAATAAATCTACCGGTGGTGAGGGTTTTGATAATTATAAAAGAAAAGGAATAGGTGGTGTAGATAAAGGAAATATTCCTTGGAATAAAGGTATTAAAAATTGTTTCTCTCAAGAAACAATAGAAAAAATGAAAAAAAATAGAAAGGGTAGAGTTTTTAGTAGAAAAATTACTAATGATCAAATAATAGAAATACGAAATCTATATGAAATAAAGCCAAATTTGCCATCGGAAGGATTAATTATGAAAAATGGAAAAAAAATGTCATATGTTCAAGCATTTTGTAAAGAATATTCCGATAGTTATAATTTAACATCACAAGGACTTAAAAGAATAGTTTTAAAGGAGTGTTGGAAAAATGTTTAAACTTAATAAAGATCTATTAATAAAAACTCCTACTGGATTTAAAACTTTTTCTGGAATCCAGAAAATATATAAACCTTTCTATCATTGGATAATTTTTGATGACGAAACAGAAATAAAATGCTCAGAAAATCATTCATTTGGTAGTGAAAAAATAAAAGCATCTAATATTAAAGTAGATGATTTTCTGCAGGGGAAGAAGGTTGTATATAATGAAATAGTAGAGGAGGAAATATACCTTTACGATTTATTAGATGTTGGAGAAGATAATTTATATTATTCAAACAATATAATATCACACAACTGTGAATTTTTAGGATCAGTTGATACTTTAATTAGTGTTTCAAAATTAAAAACTTTAATATATGAAGATCCAATTAAAAGTAATAAAGGTTTATCAGTATACAAAGAACCAACAGAAGACTCTAGTTATTTAATTACCGTTGATGTTGCAAGAGGAATTGGTCAAGATTACTCAGCATTTATTATTTACGATATATCAAATATTCCATATCAAGTTGTCGCAACATATAAAAATAATGAAATAAAACCAATGCTATTTCCAAATATTATACATGAATTAGCAAAATCATATAATATGGCATATATTTTAGCAGAGGTTAATGATATTGGAGATCAAGTTGCTTCAATTTTACATTATGACCTCGAATATGAAAATGTTTTAATGTGCTCGATGCGTGGAAGAGCTGGACAAATTGTTGGATCTGGATTTAGTGGAAAAAGATCTCAACTTGGAGTAAGAATGACTAAGGCAGTCAAAAAACTTGGGTGCTCCAATTTAAAAGCTTTGATTGAGGATGATAAACTTCTTACAAGTGATTATAACATTATCAGTGAATTGACAACATTTATTCAAAAAAACCAATCATTTGAAGCAGAGGAAGGTTGTAATGATGATTTAGCAATGTGTTTGGTTATCTTTTCTTGGTTAGTTGCACAAGATTATTTCAAAGAAATGACTGATAATGACGTTCGTAAAAGAATTTATGAGGAGCAAAAAACTCAAATTGAGCAAGACATGGCTCCATTTGGATTCATTGTTGATGGATTAGATGATACTAGTTTTGTAGATCAAGATGGAGATAGATGGCATTTAGATGAATATGGAGATAGTTCTTTCATGTGGGACTATAGTTAAAAACCAGTTAATTATAAATATTTTTAGATAAAATATGAGACTTCTTAGGAGAAGAATATGGCAGTAGCTCTTGTTTCACCTGGAATATTAGTAAGAGAAGTTGATCTTACCGTAGGTAGAGCGGATAATTTTGGAGTTAGTGCTGGCGCAATTGCTGGTCCATTTCAACAAGGACCTGTAGATTTTCCAGTAACAATTACTAATGAGCAAGATTTGCTTTCAGTATTCGGTAAACCAATTTCATCCGATAATCAATATGAATATTGGTTAAGTGCTTCATCTTTTCTTTCCTACACTGGGATTCTTCAAGTTGTAAGAACTGATGGTAGCACATTAAATAACGCAAACGTTGGAGTTGGAATTGCAAGCACAACTTCAGCAAAGATTAAAAATTATGATGACTATCAGCAAAATTACGAGTCTGCTACAAATTTTTATTATGCAGCAAAAAATCCTGGAACTTGGGCAAATGGTTTAAAACTTTGCTATATCGATGATTTTGCAGATCAAACTTTGGGAATTAATACTACCAATCCTGCAAATATTGGAGTTTTGGTTGGAAATGGTGTGACAACCAATTTAACTAATGTAGTTATTGCTGGAACAGGATCTACCTCATTGTTTACTGGATACTTGAAGGGAATTATTACTGGTGTTAGTACAGATTCTTCTAGTGGAAACAGTAGTTTTTCTGTAAAAGTTGTTTCGAGAGTTTCATCTGGTGGAACAGAAACTGCAGTTTATTATAGGCAAGGAAGTGACTACGAATTTAAAACATCAAGAACCGCAAGTTTTGTTCAATCAACTAGTGGAATCGTAACATATTCTGCGGCAACTCTCACATCAGCAAATGATTGGTATGGAGATCAAACTTTAGGATTGACAAATAGTGTTGTTTACTGGAAATCAATATTAGATAAACCTACCACAAACAAATATGTTTCGGATAGAAGTGGTAATGGTGATGCTTTACATATAGTTATAGTTGATGATACTGGAGTAGTAACCGGTATTCAGGGAAATATTCTTGAAAGACATGCCAATTTATCAAAAGCTTCAGATACAATTTCATCTGCTAATGCTCCAGAAATTGTTTACTATAAAGATTATCTTGCTTTAAATTCTGCATATGTATTTGCTGGATATAGTCCATCAAACGCAAATGATGCAATTCAAGGAACTTTCCCAAGAGCAGTAGGTTTCTCGTCAGGATATACTCCAATAACAACTTCTCAAGGTCTCTGGGGAGGATTAGCACAAAATACTACATTTACAGCAATTGGAAATAAAACATATAACCTTGGTGGTGGTGTAAATTATAATGCTTCTAATGGATACACTGCGGCATTATCAAATTTAATTACCTCATATGATCTTTTCAACAACCCAGAAGATATTGATGTTGATGTTTTAATTAATGGTCCCGGTTTAGCATCAAAAGAAGATTCTCAAGCAAAAGCAAATTATCTAATCAGTATTGCGGAAGCAAGAAAAGATTGTGTTGCTGTAATTTCACCATATAGATCTGCTGTTGTTGGAACAAACTTAAACAATACTTCTTCTGCATCTCAAACCACAAACATTGTTACATTCTTTGATTCAATTACATCTTCATCTTATGCAATTTTTGATAGTGGTTACAAATACATGTATGACAGATTTAACAATACTTTTAGATATGTGCCATGTAACGCTGATATTGCGGGATTGATGGTTAGAACTGATCTAAACCAATTCCCTTGGTTTTCTCCTGCTGGGCAACAACGAGGAGTGTTTAACAATGCAGTTAAACTTGCATACAATCCAAGTAAGTCTCAAAGAGATTCACTTTATGTTGCTAGAGTCAATCCTGTAATTCTTCAACCAGGAATTGGAGTATTACTTTTTGGTGACAAAACTGGATTAGCATACAATTCAGCGTTTGATAGAATTAATGTTAGAAGACTTTTCCTAACTCTTGAAAAGAGTCTTACAAATGCTGCAAAAGCACAATTGTTTGAATTTAACGATGAAGTTACAAGAGCAAACTTTGTAAATATTGTAGAACCATTTCTCCGTGATGTCCAAGCAAAACGAGGAATTTATGATTTCTTAGTAATTTGCGATACTACTAATAACACACCAGATGTTATTGATAACAACGAATTTAGGGCTGATATTTATATCAAACCTGCAAAATCAATCAACTTTGTAAGTCTGACATTTGTTGCTACCCGTACGGGTGTGAGCTTTAGTGAAGTAGCTGGTAGAGTTTAATTTAATTAACGGAGATTAAAACAATGGCAATTCCAATTAGAAAGATCACAGATTTTAAAGGTCAACTTACTGGGGGTGGTGCAAGAAGCAACCTTTTTGAAGTTGAAATGGCTTTTCCCTCAGATTTATCAACTGTTGCTGGTAATGAAGTTTTGACAAAAAGTAGATACCTTTGTAAAACTGCTAATCTTCCAGCATCCACTGTAGCACCAATTGATGTACCATTTAGAGGAAGAATTTTAAAAGTTGCTGGAGATCGAACGTTTGATCCTTGGACAATTACTATTATTAACGATACAGACTTTAAAATTCGCCATGCTTATGAGAGCTGGGCAAACATTTTGAGTAAGTTGGATAACAATACTGGGTATATTGATCCAGCAAGTTATCATGCGGATATGGTAATTTACCAACTTGGAAGAGATGTTGATGGAACAAAGAAAAGTGGTGCCACTGGAAACGTTTCAACATTAAGAAGTTATAAACTTTTTGGAACTTTCCCAACTTCAGTAAGTGCAATTGATGTTTCTTATGATTCAACAAATGCGATTGAAGAATTTACTGTGGAACTTCAAGTTTTATACATGGAAATCAATGATGGTCCTGGTACACTCGCATAAATAAGATATCAAAACATAATTAACTTTACAATATGGCAAATCTTTTTGGATTTTCGATTGAGGATAATAATCGTTTACCAAAATCTGCGACATCTCCAGTACCTCCCAATAGTGAAGATGGAGTTGAGCATTTTGTAAGTAGTGGATTTTATGGACAATATGTAGATATTGAGGGAGTATATCGTACTGAAGCTGATTTGATTAAAAGATATCGTGAGATGTCTTTGCATCCAGAATGCGATATGGCAATTGAAGATGTTGTAAATGAAGCGATTGTGAGCGATTTGTATGATACTCCCGTACAAATTGATCTCACAAATCTAAATGCAAGTGATGGAATCAAAAAAATTATTCGTAAAGAATTTGATTACATTAAATCACTTTTAGATTTTGATAAAAAAAGTCATGAAATTTTTAGAAATTGGTACATAGATGGAAGAATTTATTATCATAAAATTGTAGATTTGAAAGATACTGAATCTGGTATTCAAGAATTGAGATTTATGGATGCCATTAAAGTAAAACATGTGCGTCAACTCAAAAAAAGTGGAAAAATACTTAGTGGTATTGATAGAGCTCAAGGGAATAGTCCATTAGCAAGTTTTCCGGAAATTGAAGAATATTTCATATACACTCAACAAGAAAAATATCCAAATACTTTACAATCTGTAGATCAGTCAATCAAAATTGCAAAAGATGCAATTACTTGTTGCACTTCTGGATTGGTTGATAGAAATAAAGGTAATGTACTTTCATGGCTTCATAAAGCAATCAAATCCCTCAATCAACTAAGAATGATTGAAGATAGTCTTGTAATCTATCGCCTTTCTCGTGCTCCTGAAAGAAGAATTTTTTATATTGATGTTGGAAATCTTCCTAAAATTAAAGCGGAGCAATATCTTCGTGATGTAATGCAACGTTATCGCAATAAACTTGTTTATGATGCACAAACAGGTGAAATTCGTGATGATAAAAAACATATGTCCATGATGGAAGATTTTTGGTTACCTCGTCGTGAAGGTGGTAGAGGAACTGAAATTACTACACTTCCTGGTGGTCAAAATCTTGGAGAATTGGCTGACATTCAATATTTTCAGAAGAAACTTTTTCAATCATTAAATGTACCATCATCAAGACTTGCTGGGGATGGTGGATTCAATATGGGTCGTTCATCAGAAATTTTAAGAGATGAATTAAAATTTAGTAAATTTGTAGGAAGACTTAGAAAAAGATTTAGTGGAATTTTCAGTGATATTCTTAGAACTCAATTAATTCTTAAAAATGTCATCACTCCAGAAGACTGGGATAAGATGAGTCAGCATATTCAATATGATTTTCTTTACGATAATCATTTTTCAGAATTGAAAGAAGCAGAACTTTTAACGGAAAGATTAAATCTTGTTGTTGCTGCAGAACCTTATGTTGGAAAATATTATTCTCAAGATTATATGAGGCGTAGAATTTTACGTCAAACTGATGAAGATATTATTGAGCAAGATCAATTAATTAAACAAGAAATTGAAGATGGTATTATACCAGATCCAAGTATTCCCGTAGATCCCATGACTGGAATGCCTATGGAAACTAGTGGAGAATTGTTAGGTAAAGTACCAAAAGAACCAGATATGGAGTCCCAAGCAAAGGTTGTTGAAATTCCAAAAGGCGGAGAGATATAATTCATAAATACAAACATAACAACTACATCTATAAAAATGGAAGAGTTAATGGATATTATTGCGACTAATGAATCACCATCACAAGTAAGTGATAAAATTAAAGATTTACTTTTTTCAAAATCTGCAGAAAGACTTGAAAATATGAGATCCGCAGTTGCCTCACAATTATTTGGTGAAAATGAAAGTGAGGAAGAAACTGATGAAACTGAAGATGAATATGAAGATGAATATGAAGAAGATGAGAATGAAGATAATTAATTATATTATAAATAATTAATAAACTTATTGTACATATGGCTCATAAACCAGTAGGATCGGGATTTACAGCAACCTCAAATGGAACTAGTTCTCAAAGTGATACTTTTACACAATATACTGATACTTTGAGAATTGTTGCTGTAGGTAAAAATGGACACGTTGCTGTTGGAACAAATCCCACAGCATCTCATGTTGATTATTTTTTAGTTGATGCACTCCCAGAAACTTTATCTATAGGAAAACCAAAATCACAAAAAGTTGTTGGAATTACTACTGGAACTACAACGATTTTAGATTTTCCTGAAGGAACTGGATCCCCCTTCGATGTGAATGATACAGTTACTTTAACTGTAAGCAATCAACCATATTTTGATTTTTCACATAAAGTTGTTACCTCTGTAAATAATTCTTCAAATATTTCAGGATTTTATAGCACCAGAATTACCGTAAATCATAACACATCTGGAATTGCCACTGCATACAATTCAAACAATTATGCAGATTTAAAAAAATCATTAAAGGCTGCATTTATGTCTGATGGTGGTAGTGGATTTGCATATTTTCAACAAATTCAAATTTCAGGAGATCAATGATGAAACTTATCAGAGAAGAAATCGAATCAGTAGAGTTTATCGTTGAAAGTCATAACGGTAAAAGATCACTTTATATTGAAGGAGTTTTTCTTCAGGGAGATATAAGAAATCGTAATGGTCGTATGTATCCAATGGATGTTTTGCGCCGTGAAGTTTGTAGGTATAGTGAAAATCATATTCAACCTGGAAGAGCACTTGGGGAGTTGGGACATCCAGATGGTCCAACTGTAAACCTTGATCGAGTTTCTCATAAAATAATTTCATTAAAGGAAAGTGGATCAAATTTTGTTGGAAAGGCAAAAATTCTTGGCACACCTATGGGTAAGATTGCAGAGTCTCTCATTAGTGAAGGTGTGAAACTTGGTGTTTCTTCTCGTGGTGTTGGATCACTTCAACTTACTCGTGAAGGAATTAATGTTGTGGGTGAAGATTTTATGCTTGCAACTGCTGCTGATATTGTTGCAGATCCTTCTGCTCCAGATGCTTTTGTATCGGGAATTATGGAAGGAAAAGATTGGGTATGGGACGGAGGTATTCTTCGTGAAAAATATGCTACTAAAACATATAAAAGAATTAATACCCTCGTAACACAAAAAAAACTTGATGAAAATAAATTAAATCTTTTTAATGATTTCCTCACAAATCTTTAAATTATAAATAAATATAGATTTAACATAGGTAAATCGGAGAGTTCAAATGTCCCGTGGTAAAAACTTACAAGAAATGGAAACAGGCACCGCTCAATCTCGTACTGCTGTGAATGCGAATGCTAAAGCTGCAGAACCAATGCCACATTTAACAGGAAATATTCCTGATGGTCAATCTGCAAGTTGGGAAGACTGTGGAGGACCAACTCCAGAAAATTACAAACCAGATGACGATTCTGCAAAAATGTCCCCAGGATCAACATTGAAGCAAGTAAGAGATGTTGTGACTAGGGGTGCTAAGGCTGCAGAGGCAATGAAAAAAATGAAAGAAGAAAAGGAGGAAAATAAAGAAGAAGATGATGATGAAGAAGATGAAAAGAAAAAAAATAAAAAGAAAAGCGAAGATGATGATGATGAAGATATGGAAGAAGAGTATGACATCGAAAGTGATGTAAATGCGTTAATTAGTGGAGAAGATTTATCAGAGGAATTCAAAGAAAAGGCAAAAACCATCTTTGAAGCTGCTCTGAAATCCAAAGTTAACGAAATTAAAGAAGCACTTGAATCTCAATACGTTGAAAGACTTAATGAAGAAATTGAAGAAATTAAAGAAGAGTTTCAAGATAGGGTTGATTCTTACTTAGAATATGTTTCTGAAGAATGGATCGAAGAGAATCAACTTGCAATTGAGCACGGGCTCAAGTCCGAGCTTACTGAATCATTCCTTATGGGAATGAAACAACTTTTTGAAGATCATTATGTATCAATCCCTGAAGATAAATATGATGTAGTCCATACTATGGTTAATAAACTTGATGAAATGGAAACAAAACTCAACGAACAAATTGAAAGAAATATTTCTCTGAATAAGAGACTGGCGGAATCAGTTGCTGATGGGATTGTTAGCGAGATATCTGAGGGTCTAACGATCACTCAAAAAGAAAAACTTGCTTCTCTTGCTGAAAATGTTGAGTTTGAGGGTGAAAACGATTTTCGTGAAAGAGTTGAAACTCTAAAGGAATCTTATTTCCCAAGAGTAGTAAATCAAAACAGAAATTCAGACAATTTAAATGAAAGTGTTGAGAGTCAACCAGAATACACTGGTACTATGGCAACTTATTTGAATGCTCTGTCTGCTGTCACTAAGAAATGAATTTAATATTATAAACAAACCCACAAACAAAAACAAGGTAAAAACAAATGTTTGAGAACATTCACCAAATTCAAGAGAAGTGGAAACCACTTCTAGATTATGACGGTCTTGATACAATTAGAGATCCCCATCGTAGAGCGGTAACTGCTGCCCTCCTCGAAAACCAAGAAAAATTCCTCAGAGAGGAAAGAGCTTTCATGTATGAGTCCCCTGTTGGACTCTACGAAACCCCAACCATGTCAGGCAACGCTGCTGGCGCTTCAGGCGCATTTAGCGGGTCTGCTACTACATCTGGTCCTGTTGCTGGTTTTGATCCAGTTTTGATCTCTCTGATTAGACGCTCGATGCCTAATCTGGTTGCTTATGATCTTGCTGGTGTGCAACCAATGAATGGTCCTACTGGACTCATCTTTGCAATGCGCTCACGTTATGTTAATCAGTCTGGCACAGAAGCATTCTTCAACGAAGTAGATACTGCATTCTCTGGAGAAAACTCAAACTTCAGTGCAACTGCAGGATTCTCTTCAGCAACATCTGGTTTTGGTACTACTGCACAATCAGGAACTAACCCAGGTCTTCTCAACCCAGAATCAAGTCAAGTTCCAGGAACCTACAACGTAGGTCAGGGTATGGTTACTGGAGATTCTGAGAATCTTGGAGTTTCTGGTGGTGCTCAGTTTAACGAGATGGCTTTCTCAATCGAGAAGGTAACCGTAACTGCAAAGTCACGCGCTCTGAAAGCCGAGTATTCACTTGAGCTTGCACAAGACCTTAAGGCAATTCATGGTCTGAATGCTGAAGCGGAATTGGCAAACATTCTCTCAACAGAGATTCTTGCTGAAATCAACCGTGAAGTTATCAGAACCATCTATAAGGTTGCTGAATCTGGTGCTGCTGTTGGTACTGCCACTGCTGGCACATTCGACCTTGACGTTGATTCAAACGGTCGTTGGTCAGTTGAGAAATTCAAAGGACTTCTTTTCCAAATCGAGCGTGATGCTAACGCAATCGCACAAAGAACTCGTCGTGGAAAGGGCAACATCATCATGTGCTCTGCTGACGTTGCTTCAGCATTGACCATGGCTGGTGTGCTCGATTACACTCCTGCACTCAATGCTAATCTTAACGTTGATGACACTGGCAATACTTTTGCTGGAACAATCAATGGTAAGTATCGTGTTTATATTGATCCTTACGCTGCTAACGTAGCTTCAACTCATTACTACGTTGTAGGTTATAAAGGTTCTTCACCTTATGACGCAGGTATCTTCTACTGCCCATATATTCCTCTCCAAATGGTTCGTGCCGTTGGTGAGAATACCTTCCAACCAAAAATCGGGTTTAAGACTCGTTATGGTATGGTTGCCAACCCATTCGCTGCTGGCACATCCCAAGGTATGGGTGGACTATATCCTAACGCAAATCGTTACTACAGACGTGTTGCTGTTACAAACCTTATGTGAGTTATTCTCACAAAATTCTGGAGGGTCCCAAAAGGACCCTCTTTTTTTGTCTAAATACTTCAAAAATGGCAATAAAAAACCCGTATAATAGACAGATAAAAAATAGAAATTTTTTATCTCCATCAGGATTTAAGTTTATTTTAGCAAATTATCCTCAAGTTGATTTTTTTTCTAATGAAGCGAACTTGCCAGGAATTACTTTAGGAACTGCAATTCAACCAACTTATTTGAAAGATATTGACATTCCAGGTGATAAATTAACTTATGAAGATTTTTCTTTACAATTTATTGTAGACGAAGATATGAAAAATTATACTCAAATTCACAATTGGATGCGAGGGCTTGGATATCCAGAAAGTATTCAAGAAATTGCAAATTTAAAAAGTGAAAATGATTATAATCCACCAACAGTTAATAATACAGATATTCAATATTATTCAGATGGAACTTTAGAAATTTTAGATAGTAATCAAAATCCAAAATTTTTGGTAAAATTTTATCAACTATTTCCAATATCACTATCAACTTTAATATTTGATGCTACCATTACAGATACAAATTACTTTACAGCAACAGTAAATTTCAAATATACTTTATATGATATAATGAATACATTTAACACCAAAGTATGAATTTAGAATTGATACAAAAAATGTGGTCTCAAGACTGCATAATTGATAGAGATAATCTTCATGAAGAATCTCTGAAAATACCACAATTACATGCAAAATATTATGAATTATATAACAATATTATTCTATTAAAAGCAAAAGCAGAGCAACAAAGAAAAAATATTAGACATGAAAGATTTGAGTATTATTCTGGAAAAGCAGATCCAGAAATTTATGTAGAGAATCCATTTCCAAAAAAGATAAGAGATAAGGATACCCTTCAAAAATATTTGGATGCTGATGAAAAACTTTCGGAAATATGTTTAAAAATTGACTATTATGAAACTCTTATAAATTACTTACAGGACATTCTAAAAGTAATTGCAAATCGCACTTACCAAATTAAGAATGCTGTGGAATTTATGAAGTTTCAGGCTGGATATGGTTGATATTAAAATAATCAAAAAGAATGAAATTTATATCAAACTAATATGCGAGTCACACATATTATATGAATTTTCTTCACATTTTACATTTGAAGTACCTGGAGCAAAATTTATGCCCCAGTATAGAGGAAAATATTGGAATGGTGAAATAAGATTATTATCTACACATACTGGAGAAATATATTGTGGTCTTCTTGATAAAGTTATTTCTTTGTGTGATCAATATAATTATTCATATGAATTTGAAGAAAATAAATTTTATGGTTTACCATTTGAAGTAAATGAATTTATTTCCGAAGAAGGAACTAAAGATTATATTAAATCAATCTGCAATCTGGACCCAAGAGACTATCAAATTTCTGGTGTTTATGATGCTTTAAGACACAATCGGAAGTTGTTGGTAAGTCCAACTGGGTCCGGAAAAAGTTTGATGATTTATGCCTTAACTCGATATTATACTGACAAAGGAAAAAAAACAATTTTAATAGTTCCAACTACAAGTCTTGTGGAGCAAATGTATGAAGATTTTAAGTCTTATGGTTGGAATGTAGAATTATATTGCCATAAGGTTTATTCAGGAAGAGAAAAGGAAAGTGGTATGCCTGTTACAATTACTACATGGCAATCAATTTATAAATTGGAAAGATCATTCTATGAAGATTACGAAGTTGTAATTGGAGATGAAGCACATTTATTTAAATCAAAATCACTCATATCAATTATGACAAAACTTGATAATGCAAAATATAGATTTGGATTTACTGGAACTTTAGATGGAAGTCAAACTCATAAATGGGTTTTGGAAGGTTTGTTTGGTCCATCATATAAAACTACAAAAACTCATGAATTGATTGAAAAGGGACATCTTTCAAAATTAAACATTAAAGTTTTATTATTAAAACATAAGGAATGTAAATTTGAAACTTATGAAGATGAAATTCAATATTTAATTCAACATGAAAAAAGAAACAAATTCATTTGCAATTTATCATTGGATTTAAAAGGAAACAGTTTAATTCTTTATAGTAGAGTTGAAACTCATGGTGCTCACTTATATGAGATGATAAATAGTAGAGCAAGTGAAAATAGAAAAATCTTTTTTATTCACGGTGGAGTGGACACTGAAGAAAGGGAACAAGTTAGAGCAATTACTGAAAAGGAAACTGATGCTATTATTGTAGCATCTTATGGAACATTTTCAACAGGAATTAATATTAAAAATCTTCATAATGTTATATTTGCTTCTCCAAGTAAATCAAGAATTAGAAATTTACAAAGTATTGGAAGAGTTTTAAGAAAAGGAAAAAATAAAACTGGAGCTTTACTTTATGACATTGCTGATGATATTAGTACAAAAACTAGAAAAAACTATACTCTCAATCATTTGATTGAAAGAATTAAAATCTATAATGAAGAAAACTTTCAATATGAAATAATTAACGTTAAATTAGAAAAATGATTGAAGACGATTTTTACGCAACAATTAAATTAAAGACTGGTGAAGAAATTTTCTGTATTGCAGCCGCAATAGAAGAAGAAGATCGTACCTTATTAATTATATCAAATCCTATTGTAGTAACTGAATTAAAAGGAAAATCTAATGTAGTGGGATATAAAGTAGAACCTTGGTTAAAAACTACAACAGAAGATATGTTTATAATTAAACTTGATGATATTTTAACTCTTTCTGAATCTTCAGATATTGAAATGGTTGAGTTACATCAAAGTTATCTTAGACAAGTTGATAAGATGAATACTAATTATAGTAAATTAACTAAAGAAATGGGTTATGTCTCTAGTGTTGATGATGCTAAAAAAACCTTAGAGAACCTTTATAATAATTATTAATTACTCTAAGTACTTAGTATTATGTTTTTCAACCTCCACAAAGGTAATTATACAGATGTTTGAATACCTTGTCAAGTGTTTTAATTGATGTTATAATAACTACATATTAGATAAGCAATTAAAATGATTACGACTACAGTTATGACTAAGAAAAATAGATCACAACATTATGTCAACAATAAAGAATTTCTTGATGCGATGATTGAGTATAAAAAACTCTTGCAAATTGCAAAAGATCTTGGAGAAGCAAAACCACAAATACCAAGATATATTGGAGAGTGTTTTTTAAAGATTGCAAATCATCTTTCCTTTAAACCAAATTTTGTAAACTACATGTTTAAAGATGATATGATTTGTGATGGTATCGAAAATTGTGTAAGATATATTAATAATTTTGATCCAGAAAAATCCCAAAATCCTTTTGCTTATTTTACTCAAATCATTTATTATGCTTTTTTAAGAAGAATACAACAGGAGAAAAAGCAATTAGAAATTAAAAATAAAATTCTTGAAAGAACAGGATTTTCTGAAGTTTTCTCCGATGATGGGGTTGACGGATCCAATACTTCGGATTATAATTCTATCAAAGATGCAGTCTACAACAAACTTAGATACTAATGCGAGTAGCAATTTTTACAGATAGTCACTGGGGTTGCAGGAAAGGATCTAAATTATTTCAAGATTATTTTGAAACATTTTATAAAAATATATTTTTTCCAACTTTAGAAAAAGAAAATATTACTACTGTATTGCATCTTGGTGATGCTTTTGACAGTCGTAAATCAATTGATTATCAAAGTCTTGAATGGACCAAAAGAGTAGTTTTAGATCCTCTTTTAAAATATGATGTTCATATGTTAGTGGGAAATCATGATGCATATTATAAAAATACTAATAGTATAAATTCTCCTTCATTACTTCTTCAAAATTATTCTAATATTAAAACTTATAGTGATCCAGAAATTGTAAAACTTGGAAATTTAAATGTATTATTTATTCCTTGGATTTGTGTAAATAATGAAGAAAGAACTTTACGACTAATTAAAACTAGTGGTTGTAAAGTTGCAATGGGTCATTTAGAATTAAATGGGTTTCAAGCACATCATGGACATATAATGGATGATGGTATGGACTCTGTGGTTTTTGATGGATTTACAAAAGTATTTTCTGGACATTATCACACTCGATCCAATAATGAAATTGTCTATTATTTGGGCAATCCATATGAAATGTTTTGGAATGATGTAAATGATACTCGTGGATTTCATATTTTCGACACAGAAACTTTGGAACATGTCCCAGTAAATAATCCATATCGAATGTATCATATAATTTATTATTCTGATACAAACTATCAAACTTTTGATACTCGTAAATATGAAAATAAAATTGTAAAAGTAATTGTCAGAAAAAAATCTGATGTTAAAAAATTTGAAAAGTTTATTGATAAACTTTATTCTTCAAATGTTGCAGAACTTAAGATAGTTGAAAATTTTTTAGTTGAAGAAAATGAAAACTTTGAGGCATTTGAGTCTGAAGATACTCTTTCAATATTGAATAGATATGTAGAAGAAGCAGAAATAAATTTTGATAAATCTAGTATTAAAAAATTATTTCAAGAGATTTATCAAGAGGCGTGTGAGATTGTATAATGTTTATACTTACAATTTATGGAAAGGAAAGTGAAGGTGTATATGCAGTTGTTGATGCAGATGGTGATAAGATATTATATCTTTTTGAGGAAGAGGATGACGCTATAAGATATGCATTATTATTAGAAGAAAATGAATATCCAAAAATGAGAGTAATTGAAATTGAAAATGAGGTTTTATTAAAAACTTGTAAACTATATTCATATCGATATACAATTATTACTAAAAATGACATTGTAATACCCCCCAAAACAAAATGATAACTTTTAAAAAACTTCGTTGGAAAAATTTTTTAAGTACTGGTAATCAATATACTGAAATTAATTTTACTTCAAATTCAACTAATTTAATTGTTGGAACAAATGGTGCTGGAAAAAGTACTGTTTTAGATGCTCTTACATTTTCATTATTTGGAAAACCTTTTCGAAAAATTAATAAAGCACAACTTATTAATTCCGTTAATGAAAAAGATTGTGTTGTTGAAGTTTATTTTTTAATTGGAAATACTGAATGGAAAGTTGCTCGTGGAATCAAACCAAATATTTTTCAAATTTCTAGAAATGATAAGATTTTGGATCAAACTTCTGCTGTTATAGATCAGCAAAAGTGGTTAGAACAAACAGTTCTCAAAATGAATTATAAGTCTTTTACTCAGATTGTAATTTTAGGATCAACTGCTTTTGTTCCTTTTATGCAACTTTCTGCCGCTAATCGACGAGAAGTAATTGAGGATCTTTTAGATATTAAAATATTCTCTTCTATGAATATGGTAATTAAAGAAAAGATTCGTCAAATTCGTGAAGAAATAAAAACTTTAGATTTGAAAAAAGAATCTCTCTTTGATAAGGTTGAGATGCAAAAAAATTTTATTGAAGAGTTGGAAAATCGTGGAAATTCCAAGATAAATGATAATCAACAAAAGATTGCCAATTTAGATTCTGAAGTTGATATTTATATGAGAGAAAATTCTTCACTTGAGGAGAGTGTTTTTAAATATATAAAAGAACAAGAAGAGGTTACTGGTGCATCAGATAAACTTCGTAAGTTGGGAAATTTAAAAGGTAAAATATCTCAAAAAGTATCTTGTATTAATAAAGAGCATAAATTCTTTACTGAGAATACGGTATGCCCTACTTGCACTCAAGAGATTGATGAAAAATTTAGACTAGATAAAATAGACGAATCTCAATTAAAACAAAAAGAATTGCAATTAGGTTATCAAGAACTTGAGCAAACTATTAAGGATGAAGAAGAAAGAGAGCGTCAATTTACCATTCTTTCTAAGGAGATTACAAAACTTACGCATGAAGTTTCTCAAAACAATACTAAAATCTCCGGATGTCAAAGACAAATCAGAGATTTTGAATCAGAAATTCAAAAAATTACCAATCAATTTGAAAATAGAAATACTGAAAATGAAAAACTAGAATCTTTCAGAGAAAGTCTTCAAAAAACCTATGATGAATTGGCGATTAAAAAAGATTTAATTAATCATTATGATTTTGCATATGGATTGTTGAAAGATGGTGGTGTTAAGTCTAAAATTATTAAGAAGTATTTACCATTGATGAATCAACAGGTAAATCGTTATTTGCAAATGTTGGATTTTTATATTAACTTTACTTTGGATGATGAGTTTAATGAAACAATTCAATCTCCAATTCATGAAGATTTTACTTATGAAAGTTTTAGTGAAGGTGAGAAAATGAGAATAGATTTAGCACTTCTTTTTACATGGCGTGAAGTTGCAAGATTTAAAAATTCTGTGAATACAAATCTCTTGATTATGGATGAAGTTTTTGATTCTTCTTTAGATGGATTTGGAACTGATGAATTTCTTAAAATTATTAAATACGTTGTAAAAGATGCTAATATATTTGTAATTTCCCATAAAACTGGACTTGAAGATAAATTTGAGAGTGTGATAAAATTTTGTAAAGTGAAGGGATTTAGTCGAATTGAATAAATATAAATAATAGTGTATAGTGCGTGTCCCTAATGAAAAATATTTATTATACCTATGCCTGGTTGAGGGAGGATATGACCCCTTATTATGTGGGTAAGGGTATTGGTAATAGGGCATATCGTTCTCATAGAAGAGGGGATACTTATATGTCTCCTCCACCAAGAGATAGAGTGCTTTTTTTGAAGAAAAATCTAACAGAGTTTAACGCTTATAAACACGAAAACTATATTATCACTATTTTGGGGTTAAAAAGTGAAGGTGGTATATTAATCAATATGTCTTATGGTGGGGAAGGAAGTTCAGGTAGAAAAGCAAGTGAATATTGTATTCAAAGAACAAAAGAAGTTAATATAGGAAAAACTCTTACAGAAGAACACAAGAAAAAAGTTTCACAACAAGTATTACAAAGGAGGTGGTGGAATAATGGTAAAATAGATAAGCACACTATTGCATGTCCTGGTGATGGTTGGGTATTGGGAAGATTATTTACCAAAGAGTGTGAAAAGTATAAAACAAAAGAGTTTGCTGAAAAATCAAGAAAAAATAACTTGGGTAAAGTTGTTAGTGATGAAACCAAGAAAAAGCAAAGTGAAATGAGAAAAGGTAGAAAATGGTGGAATAATGGTATTGAAACAAAGTTATGTTATGAATGTCCTGCGGATGGGTGGGTCGTTGGGCGACCAGGACACTTGATGAAGTGTCCCACCACTTAAAACGATTAGTCGTGGGGCGGGTATAATACTTTCATATCGCACATCCTCAAATGTCCGTCAATATTGAAGTAAAGGGAATGCTTGCTCGTCTTCTGGCTACAGAAGATATTGTTGTTGAGCATAAAAAAGTAGAAACCGCTTGCTTTAATGTCCATACCAGAGTTCTTACTCTCCCGATGTGGGAGAAGGCTAGCAATAATATCTACGATTTGTTGGTCGCCCACGAGTGCGGGCATAGTATTCACACTCCCGATGATGACTGGTTTGAGAATACTACAATTCCTCAACAGTTTGTGAATATTGTAGAAGATGCCCGTATTGAAAAATTAATGAAACGCAAGTATGAGGGACTTGCAAAGACTTTTTATAATGGATATAAAGAATTAAGTGATCAAGACTTTTTTGAGATTGCTGATGAAGATTTAGAAACCTTAAATCTTGCTGATAAAACAAACCTTTACTTTAAGATTGGTAATTTTCTTTCTCCTTTAAATTTTAATTCCAAAGAAAAAGAAATTGTTGAGTGTATTGATTCCTGTGAAACTTTTACAGATGTGATTATTGCCGCAGAGAAACTTTATGAGTATTGTAAGGAAGAACAACAGAAACAACAAAAGGTTGCTAATCTAGATTCTCACGATTCTCAACAACAAGGTAATTCTTCTTCTGGTGAGCAAACTGGAGAAACGGAAGAAAGTGATAACGATCAACAAGAATCTTCACAACCAGAAGAATCTTCCGGAAATTCTAGTGGAAATCAAACAATACCAGATCTTTCTTCACAAGAACCCGAAGTTCGCACTGCTGATGCTCTTCGTGAAAAAATTGAGAGTCTTGTAAGTAGTGATAACCGAGATAATGTTTATGTTGAACTCCCACATCTCAACCTAGAAACTATAATTGCTAAAAATTCAGAGATTCATCAATATATTGATGAAAATTTTGAAAAACAAAAAAAATATATTGACTTCAATAATGATACAACACATATTCTTGATTTATATGAAGAGGTAGATAAGTCATATAAGCAATTTAAGACCTCTGCTCAAAAAGAAGTCAACTATCTTGTAAAAGAATTTGAGTGTCGTAAGGCAGCAGATTCTTATGCCAGAACATCAACTGCTCGCACAGGAGTTCTTGATACTGCCCGTCTTCATACCTACAAGTATAATGAAGATTTATTTAAGAAAATAAGTGTGATTCCTGATGGTAAAAATCACGGGTTGATTTTTATTCTTGATTGGAGTGGGTCAATGAATGAAGTTATTCAGGACACCTGTAAGCAACTTTTCAATCTAATCTGGTTTTGTAAAAAAGTCTCAATTCCTTTTGAGGTTTATGCCTTTACAAATGAATGGAGAAGCCCATCAAAGTCTCAAGAAGTTTATTCTCCACATTATGAAAAACGAGAAGGATTGATTTATGTTGCTGATGATTTTTCTTTATTGAATCTTCTTACAAGTAAAGTAAATATGAAAACTCTGGAGCATCAGATGCTCAATATTTGGAGACTGACTATTGCTCTTCGTAATCCATATGGGTGTGGATGTAGATATGTTGCTCCAACTCGATTATATCTCTCCAGCACTCCACTGAATGAGGCACTGATTGCCCTACATCAAATTCTTCCTAATTTTCAGAGAGAAAATAAACTTCAAAAAGTTCAGTGTGTAGTTTTGACTGATGGTGAGGCAAACTGCCTTCCTTATCATATTGAAGTCAAACGTGGATCTCAACCTTATATTGGTGTTCGTGGTATTTCTCCTGGACAAACTTTTCTTCGTGATCGTAAGATTGGAACTACTTATAAGTTTGGGTATGAATATCATAAATTTACCGAAGTTTTAATATCAAATCTCAAGGACAAGTTTCCAACAGTCAATATGATCGGTATTCGTGTGCTTCAGAATCGTGATACATCCAATTTTGTGAGTCTTTATTACAACAAATTATCTCCCCAATACGTTAAAATTTTATCTGATTGGAAGAAGAATCGGAGTCTAAATATTTTAGATTCAAGTTATGATGCCTACTTTGGACTTTCTGCATCCACTCTCTCACAAGATTCTGAATTTGAAGTTGCCGAAGATGCCACAAAGTCACAGATTAAAAGTGCCTTTGTAAAAAGTCTCAAGATCAAAAAATTGAATAAAAAAGTTCTGGGACAGTTTATGGAGTTGGTCGTATGATAAATACCTAAAAAGATTAAAATGAAGACTTTTCAAGAATTTGTGTTAGAATGCTATTCTATTCAGGAGACTTCTCTGACTCGTGTGATGAGTAAGTCAAAAAAAGGTGGAATGGCAATTATGTCTGCTCAACGTGGTGATAAATCTTCATCGGAAAATAAAGCACGTTCAAAACAACTTGAGCGTGATATTAGGGGTGCTGGTCTCCCAGGTCCCACAAAAGTTGCTGGTAGATACACAGAAAATCCGGGCACTCCAGAAGAAAAAAAAGTAGGAGAAAAATCACACGTTATTACTCCTGGAAAGAAAGGTAAGAGAAAATTTAAGAAAGCAATAGAAAAGTTAGGTAAAAAATACAATCAAGATTCTGTTTTGATTCAACGCAAACCAGGAGGAAGTTCAACTCTCAAAGGAACTTCTAAAACATCTTGGCCAGGCAAGGGAAAGAATGTTAGTATAGGGAGCATGAAACCAGGTAGAACTGGTGAGTTTGATACTAAAGTTAAAAACAAAACATTTACAGTTGGAGATGATTGATTATGTCTAAAAACAAAGTGAATGAAACCGAAATCTGGGGAATGCCCTGTGCTGTAGATCACAAAAATAAAAGAGTTTATTTAAAGTGTGAGAGTGCCATTACTGCGATGGGTATTGGTGCTCTTGTAGAAAAGTATTATCCCGGATATAAAGGACATTTAGTAAGTCTAAATCGTCTGAGTGAAATTAGAGACAGTTTGGAAACCGTCCAATAGGGTGGTTTTGAGACTCTGATTGCTGTTACAATGACTATGTTGAAACAAACCACTCACTATGCTCCGTCTCAAAATGACTCCCGATTATATCGTTTCTTCTCTGAGATCACTTTTTGGATCGGAAATTACTGGTGCCGACATTCGTGGTTGGTGTGCCAGTAATGGAAGTGCCTATCAAACCGTTACAAAAAATCTTGAAAAATATAAGACTTCTCGTGGTAAGTGGAATTTAGAAGTGACACAAGAAAAGGTAAAAGAAATAGAACGTAGTTTTTCTTCTCCTGCTGCTCTTCCTGCTTTGGAACAAAATCTTATTCCTGATAAAGATGATACTTTCGTCAAGTTTGGTAACTTCAACGATATTAAAAAAATTATTCAGTCCCGTATTTTTTACCCAACGTTTATTACGGGTCTCTCGGGTAATGGCAAGACGTTCTCTGTGGAGCAAGCTTGTGCTCA